CACCCGGAGCATGAGGTGGACGACCTCGGGCTCGCACCACGTGGTCCCGTTCGCCTGGAACTCGTTGACCATGGCGTCGTCGGCCCAGAAGCCGGGATCGTACGACATGTCGAACTCGACGGTGCGGCCGAGGGCGGTCATGGAGACGTGGAGGGAGTCGGTCACGATGGTAATTTACTGATTTACATCAGCCAAACAATTTCCCGAGCGCCCCCACGATCCTGGCGCGCGACTTCTTGGCGAGGGTTTGAAGTCGCGCGGCGATTATCTGGACGACTGCGGCGTCGTCGGGCGTGAGCCCCGCAAGCGCCGTGATCGCGGACCCGATGTCGAGCTTGACTGTCTGGGGGCCTCGCTTCTTGCGTCGGCCGGTCGGCGCTTCAGCGGCAGGCGCTTGCTTGCGCGGGCGACGTGGCCGCGAGGCATTCTGCTGCTCGACGGCGGCGACCTGCTGAGCAGGCACGCTCTGCGGTTCCCGCTTCTTGCGGCCTTTCTTTGGCGCTCCACCGCGCGTGCGCTTCGTTGGATCGTGCGGCGGGTCGCCGGCTTGCCCGCCAGAGGCGGGGGGCGGGCTGGGCTTGAAGTTCTCGAACAGCGGCTCGTCGGACACTTGGCTGATCTCCTGTTGGCCCCAGAGGGGGATTGTCCTGATCACTACGACACACTACACAGGTTCGGGCGGTTTGCAAGCGCAAAGCCAGTTCATCAGCACGGCCCACGACGAGTGGTGCCCGAGGTCGGGCGTGGCGATGTTCCAGCCAAGCCGCAGATAGTCAAGCACACGATCGTGGGTCACGTATCGGTAGAGTATGTGGCATGCCTATCCGGTTTAGACACACAGTCCTACATCTTGTGTTCAGCCGATTTCGCTCTCTCGATAAGCCAGCGCGACTGTTTGAGCGAACAAAGCCAACGCAAGCATGCGACTTACTTCGGATGGCGCGTTAGCCTTTCCATCTTCGGCGATTTCGTGGAGTTTTTCGGCAACGCGCCCCCAAACTCTAGCATGGTGTGAGGCATTCATCGTCCTTACCTCCCTCAACATTTAGTAGGTCTCAGCGTTTGTGTGTGTTAACCGGATAGGCATGGTATGTGGGATATCGCTTCTCGGCTTCCTCGCGCGCCTTTGTCTCGATGTCGACTCTCGCCCGGAACCCAACGAGGTGATCCATCAGCCAAGCAACACCTTCTAAAAAATATATCTGCTCGGCTCTTTGCTTGCTGATTGGCGGCAAAATCTCGCGCGGCGACACTGCACGACCCTCACGAGCATCGAACACATAATCGTCGTCGAGCTTATTTCGTTTAAGTCCTTGCTCGCTCACTTCTCGTACCTTTCTGACAGTTCGCCTTCGCACGCCAGCGGGATACCGGGCAGCCACACGGGCTCCCTGACCATCTCGGTCTTGCACCGCTCCAGGTTGACCTCGGCATCCGGGCCTTTGGGGATCAGCACCAGCAGCTCGTCGTGCGGGATATTGAGGATGTGGAACCCCATGCGTTTGATCCGCACGGCCGCCTGGGTGACGATCAGGCGGCTGACGGCCTCGCACAAGTTCTGGGTGAGCTTGCCGGCGTGGAACGTCTTCCAGCCCGCCCGCGTGCGCACGCGCCAGTAGCCGTCGCGCTCGAACGGCTTGAGCCGCATGGTCTCCAGCTCCTCGGGGGTCGGCACGTGGTACTCCAGCGTGTCGTAGATCAGCGGGCAGCCGCCCGGCAAGTATACGCGCTTGTCGCGGATGTGGAAGATGCCCCAGTCTGTCGGTGGGCCGCCCGCGATGCGGGCGATCATGCGACCGGCGGTGCGCCAGAAGTCGGTTATGCGGGGGGACGAATCCCGGTAGGCGTTGCGCCAGCGCAGTGCGGTATCCAGCTCGATCTTGACGGGCGGGCCGTAGATGCCGAGTCGGGCAGTCTTCTGGATCGACTCGGCACCCGCCATGTAACCGCACGAGAGCTTCAACTGCTTGCCGGTCCCACGCTCCAGCTTCATGTCGGGCGTGACCGGGTAGCCGTACGCGATCGACGCGAGGTTGACGTACGGGTCGTCGCCGCGGCGGAACTCCTCCAGGGCGTCCTCCTGGCCGGCGAGCCACGAGAGCACGCGGTACTCGATCTGGGCGAGGTCGACAGGCGCGAGCCAGTAGCCCTCGGGCGCCATGACGGCGCGTCGCAGGGGCGACGCTTCCTTGGGACTGTCCTCGTCCTTGCGCTTGAAATTCTGCCAGTTGGTCTTGTCCCCGCCTGAGAATCGAAGAGTGCCGGCACCCGCGTACAGCAGGTAGACGGGCAGCGGGCCGCGCCGGGCCGCCCACCCGAGCGTCTCGCACCTGGTCTGCAACATCGTTGATTTGAGGCCCAGGCGAGCCTCCGCGAGCCCTCGCACGCGGTCGTCCTCGTCGTCGAGCAGCGCCTGCATGAACGGGTCGTTCTTGGCGAACGCCGGGATCGGCCCGTTCTTGCCGTCCTTGTACTCGATCTCGACGCCCTCGGCCTCCAGCAGCGCCTGGAACTTGGCGGCCGACTGCAGCTCTGTTGGGTCGACCCCGATCTGGTCGACGAGGTCGCGCTTGCGGTCGCGCTCGCGCTCCCAGGTCCGGGCCAGCAGGTCCACGTCGGCCCGCAAAGCCGGTTCGCAGAACATGTCCATGACGATGTCGATGACGGGCAACTCGTCGCGCGGGAAGCCCTGGTTCAGCAACAGGCCGAATATCCTCCAGATCGACTCGACCTCGTCGCACGCGCCGGCCGCCACCTGCTCCTGGACCTGCGGGGTCATCTCGTGCCAATGCTTGCCCCTGAACAAATTGTAGGGCGTCTGTTTGGGCGCGATGCCGAAGTGCTTGCGCACCGCGTCGAGGCTGACTGACAGGTGGTTGCCAAGCAGCAGCCGGGCCATCGCGAGCGTGCAGCCGCGCATGGCGGGATGGACGCCATAGTGGTGCGACAGCGCGAGGCCGTCGAACTGGTGGTGATGGGCAACGAGGAACACGTCCGACCAGTCCTCGTCCCGGGCGATCTGCCGCCACTGCGGCTCGGTGTACCAGCGGGCGTCGTGGTCCTTCGACCACTTGACCGCGATCCCGTGCATACAGAAGCGCGGGTCGCGGATGTAAGATTCAGTCGTCATCTTGCTGAGCGAGAAATCGTCCGAGTAGAACGACTCAAGGTCGGCGACCACGAACCTCACAGTCGCGTCTCCGCGAGCGGCACCAGTCGGTAGCCACACGAGTACGTGGACTTCACGTCGTAGCCTAATTGCCGAAATGCCTTTCTGGCAAAACACGCATAGGAATGCAGCACCTTGGCGGGTGCGTCGCCCGCGTACGCCTGTCCCAGGACGCCGACAATCAGGACTTCATAACTAATCACGCTGGGCATCGCGCGCACCAGCATGTGGGCCATCTCGGCCACCCTCGGCATCGTCTTGATCTCGGTGGCGCCGTCCGAGATCAGGTTGTTGTTGAGATCGACCAGCAGGCGGGAAGCCGGCAGGAGTTGGCGGCAACAGGGGCAGCGGGCGACCTTCGGGGGTCGCGCGGCAGTCACGACGGCGCGCGCGAGCACGTCACTCCCCCCTGAGCGCCCGCGGAGAGAGGCGCCAGACCAGCAGGCCAATGATGGCGCCCGTCGCGATGGCAGCCAAGATGCTCATGAGTCCTCTCCGTGTAGTAGACGGTAGTATCATTATTAGCAAAATCTAAAGCGCCGCGTCAAGGGGGTCGGCGGGAAACCGCAAAACAAATCGTATTGACGGGCGGGCGGCGCGGGCGCAACATGGTTTCGCCGTTGCGAAACGGAAAAGCCCCCGCTCGATGGTGCGAGCGAGGGCGGGTCCGGCACGGAGCCGGAAGGCGGTTTCCGAGGTGGTGCGAACAGCCCCAAGGTAGCCGCTCGGGCAGCGAGCGTCAAGGGGCAGCAGGTGCCTACAGCCGACAATCCACTGCTTGAAGCCGCGCTCCAGTACGCCGCTCGCGGCTGGAAAATTTTTCCTCTAGTTCCGCGCACCAAGCGGCCCGCCATCCGGGGGTGGCGGCAGAAGGCTACCAGCGACCCGGACCAGATCGAGCGGTGGTGGGGCGCGCGGCCGGACTACAACGTCGGGCTGGCGACCGGCGAGTCGTGCCTGGTGGTGCTCGACCCGGACGGCCCCGAGGGGCTGGCCGAGTTGCACCGGCTGGTGGGCCTGCACGGGCGCCTGCCGCGCACGCTGGCGAGCCGGACGCCCGGGGGCCATCACTTGCTGTTCCGCGGGTCCGGCGTGCGCTCCACGGCGCGCGGAGACCTGCACGTGCGGGGCGAGGGCGGGCTGGTGGCGCTGCCGCCGTCGATCCACCCGAGCGGAGTGGCGTACCGGTGGGTCGACGCCAGCTGTCCGATCGCCGACCTGCCGGCCTGGGTGGGGGCGTGGCGGGCGAGCCTGGGCGGCAGGGTCGAGACGGGACCGGACCTGGGCGCCTTACCGGCTCACCTCGTAGGGCTGCAACGCCGATCGCCCGCCCGGATCGGTGGAATGTGGTCGCTCCACGAAGAAAGTCGAATACGATCGGCGCTGCAAAGAGTTCCGGCCGATTCCTATCAATCGTGGCTCGAAGTCGGAATGGCGCTGCACAGCCTCGGATGGAGTCGGTCAGACGGCACCGATATAGGCTTGGAAATCTTCGACAATTGGTCCGCGACGTGCAGCGAGAAATACAGCCAGGCGGCAGCCGAGGAAAAGTGGAGCTCATTCGAGCAATCCGGCAGGAGCGGCATACAGATAGGCACTTTGTTTCATCTCGCCGAGGCGCATGGGTGGCGAGGTGAAGTATTAGTTGATAATAATGGTCACAAGCCATTGAGCCAACAACAAGAAAGCGAGGTGATCCCACATGACCGAATCGGGTCGCATAATGCCCAGCCCCACGGAGGAGTGCCGCCCCCCGTGGGGCTCTTCGCTGGGGCGCAGGAGGCCGCTGGCGCGCTCGAGCCGGCAGGGGCACTCAACGGGGCGCACGCGCTGCCGGCCGAACTGGCGGCCGCGCCAGCGGCGGGAATCGTGTTCCCGGACGTGACCCAGAAGGGGAAGCCGGCTGGGACGCGCCACAACGCCATGCTGGCGATCGAGGGGCTGGGGATCGAGTGCGAAGAGGACACGTTCCACGAGGCGTTCGTGGTGGGCGGGCACTCGCTCGGGCGCCTAGTGGGGGAGATCAGCGACAAGGCCATCCACCAGCTGCGCGACCTGATCCGGCGCGTGTTCGGCTTCGAGCCGGGCGCCCAGAACGTCCGGGACGCGGCCGAGACCCTGTGCGTGCAAAACCCGTTCGACCCGGTGCTGGACTACCTCGACTGCCTGCGGTGGGACGGGGTGCGGCGCATCGACGCGTGGATGGCGGACTATCTCGGGGCGCCACGGGACGAGTGGAGCGCGGCGGTCGGGCGGTTGATGCTGGTCGCCGCGGTCAGGCGCGCGCGCCAGCCCGGCGCCAAGTGGGACCACGTAGTAGTGTGGGAGGGGCCGCAGGGCGCCGGCAAGTCCCACGTGCTGGAGACGCTGGCAGGCGAGGAGAATTTCAGCGACATGCGGATACTGGGGCGGTCGGAGGAGCGCCAGCACGAGGCAGTGCGGGGGGTGTGGATATACGAGATCGCGGAACTCGCGGGGATGAAGCGGGCCGAGGTCGAGCACATCAAGGCCTTCGTGACGCGGAAGAAGGAGAGCACCAGGACGGCCTACGCGCACTACAAGACCCACGACCGGCGCCGCTGCATATTCGTGGCGACCACGAACGAACTGCACTACCTGAAAGACGACACCGGCAACCGACGATTCTTGCCGATCCGCACGGGAGTCATAGATTGGGCCGCAGTAGCGCGCGACCGCGACCAGCTGTGGGCGGAAGCGGTCGAGGCCGAGCAGGGATACGGGCCGCTGGTGCTGCCGCACGACGTGCGTTCGCGGGCGAGCGCCGAGCAGGAATCGCGGCTCGTGCTGGACGATTGGCGGGACGTAATCGAAAGGTGGATAGGGGATAAAACAGAGACCTCGATCGGCGAAACGGTGGTCGGCGCGCTCCACATGCAGGTGCGGGAAATCGACCAGATTTGTTCCACGAGGACCGGAAGGATTTTACGGCAACTCGGATTCACGCAATATCGCAAACGCGACGGGGAAAGCCTGTCGTGGCGGTTTAGGCGCTAATGTTCCACGGTTTTGCGTGGAACAAGCTGAGATATGGAACGCCGTAACCCCTTGATGCTCCATGGTTGTTCTATGTGTTCTATGTGTTCTATGCTTTTAGGATATAAAGTAGAGAGTAGAGAGAAATACGTAGTAGGTAGTGCATATTATTACAGTGGAGGGGCCTCCCTGGAATCGCCCTGGAACACACGGAACACGTGGAACAAGGGCTAGGATCGCCAGCCCCATTGCCCCACGATCTCGGCGCCGCGGTGGCGCACGTTGTGGTCCGCGCAGGCGGCGCACACGCGGATCGCCGGATCGTTGCGGCCCTTCCAGCGGATTATGCGTACGGCAGGCTCGTTGCACGGTGCATAGAACGGAATCCCGAGCGCGGCTTCCTCGCAACAACCTTCCTTCGCTTTTAGATTCGGGTTCATTTGGTCCAACTCCATTGGTCGACGGACGGGACGTTGTGGCGGCGCAGGACCGTCGCGGCCAGGCAGGCGAGCTTGTAGCGGCGCCAGGCGTAGGGGGCGTGCGGGCGGTTGAGGGAGTTGCGGCCGCGCTCGAACAGGTGGACGGCCTCGCGGCTGTAGCCAGTGAGGGCGGCCAGCTCGTCGAGGGTGAGTCCGAGGGAGCGGCGCCAAGCCTTTGCCTTTTCGCTTTCCGTAGTCATGGGTTTAGGCAAGGGTTACTCCTACACGCGGACCAGTATGCGGTGGACGTTGCCGTCCTGGGCCACGATCAGCAGGCGGCGGTTCTGCTCCAGGCAGGTCAGCTCCAGCTCGTCGATCGAGCGGGGGAGCGCGTCGAGGTCGGCGCGGGACGCGGGCTCGTCGAGGCGCAGGACTGAGTCGATGTAGACGCGGAGGCGGGTCATTTCGCGTGCTCCGCCCAATAGCGCAACGTGAGTTCGTCGGGCGGCACGTAGCGCACTACCTTGTAGCGCGAACCCTCCCCGTTGCGGTTCATGCGCTTGGCGATGCTGGTTAGCTCCAAGTAGGGATATCCGATCGACGATTCGATGTAGTTGTGGCCGGGGAGCTGGCCGGCTTGATACCAGGCGATGGCCCATTTGCGTTTGGTCATACGCTGCCCTCCACGGCGTAGCGCGTGCCGCCGTCGATCGTGGTCAGGCGCTCACCCGGCTTGAGCGTCGGCGGGCCTATGTGGATCGAGCCTTCCGACAGCTTGCGCTCCACGGCGGCGCGCGCGTCGACCTCGCACTCTCGATAGTAGCGCACGGCCTTCGCCTTGCTGACGAAGTGCGCGGTCCCGACTCGCTTGCGCAGGTTCGCGAAGGCTTCCGCCTTTTCGGTTTTCGTCGTCATAGCAGTCTCTCCTTTGTGGGACTTGCTGGTTGCGGCTTAAGATTGCCAAACAGCTCGCCAGCGGCGGGCAAAAATAGCCTGAGGGAAAAAGTCCGCCGCGCATTGGCGCACGGCGGCAGGTTGGGGGTTCAGGAAAGGTTGCCGTATTCGTCAAATTCGTATTCATTGCAGCGAATGGATTCGTCCACTTGCGCATCCGCGTCGACCCATTCGTACTCGGCTTCGAGCTGTTTATAAATCCAGTCCGCGAAGTCGCGCATGAGCTGCGTTACCGCGTCCTCAATCTCGCGCCAATCCTTGGCGTGCGATTCGGCATCATCGACGGAAACCTCCATGCATCCCGAATGGTAGTAGTGGCCGCGGTGCCGCATGGTGGCGGTAAGCCGATAGAAGGATTTGCGCTGCAAAGCCTGCAATTTGTCGGCAATGCGGTGCAGTTCGGTATCCTTCGGCGCGTAGTCGCGGATTTTCTTGGCCGCGCCCTTGGCATAGCGATAGTTGCCCTCGAAGCACGCGCCATCTCCCTGTGACCAAAAGCCCGAATAGTAGATGCAGGGATTATGGCGCGTTCCACCACCCATGAGTTTTACCGGGCGCGTGCACAGGTCGATACCGAGAATGTCGGCGCACGTTGCCGCATCGTCATAGGTGCAGCTTGTGTCGTGATCCTGCGTCTCGCAGTCGCGCCACCACTGGCGCGCTTTTTCCTTGGCCTGGTCCGACAATTCGTCGAACGTGTAGACCGTTCTTTCCTGAATGTGCGGCATGTGAACCCCCGTCGCTGGCCCGCGCCGTGCGGGCATGGGTTACGTATGACAGGATACTATGAGGGCGTCAAGGGGGGCGATGAAATTTATTTTTGGGGGAGGGGTTGACTCGTGGGCTGGGGATATAGTATAGGATAATATATGCCTGCGGTGGTCGTGGGCGGAGAGGTAGGGGGAAGTTATGAAAACGGTGGCAGACATACTCCGCGAGGCGCGCGCCTTAATCGCGGACCCGGAACATTGGACGCAAGGCCACTACGCCGAGTCGTTTGATGGCTGCGAGGTTCCGGCCACTGACCCGATGGCGTTTCGATTTTGCCCGCTCGGTGCTGTGCGCCACGTGGTCAACGTTTCGTGGGGCGAGGAATGCACCGAATATGCCGACGCGGAGATTGAGCTGCACGTTGCAGCCCACACTGTTGATAGCGATTTCGAGACAATCGCGGAGCTGAATGATTTTTTCTATAGCGATGCCGGGCATCGCTACGTTATGCGGGCTTTTGATATCGCGATCGACAACGCAATGGGCGGTCGTTGATTCGCGACACGCCGCGCTAGACTTCGCCTGCCTCGCGGCGGGCTTTTTCTTTTCGCTAGGGACTTGACTCGTTAGTCGCGTTCGTAGTAGACAATACTACAGCGCAATGGAGCGCGGTTTATGGGGGTTCACATGACGCGGCAGGAAATCGAGCAGGAATACAAAGTCGAGGGCGGCAGGATCGTTTCGCCTGGCAAGTTCGAGGGTGAAGCGGTCTACGTGCCGTATTTCTGGGGAGCGTTCTTAGACGGCATGGCCGATCGGGATGACGGCACAGTGCTGGGTTTCGACGTGAGCGCCGAGGACAAGGCGCAATTCCCGGAGCTGAAGCGGCGCCGCACTGTCAGGCTTTTGCAACGGGATGACGGTTTCGTTTGCGAGTGCTGATTCGTTCTTCGCGCCCTCGACTATGGCCCGCCTTGTTGGCGGGCTTTTTCTTTTTGCCGTCGGATAGGTGTCAGTTTGCGCGCGCTCTCGGATCGCGTTGGCCCGCGCTCGACTCGTTCGCGCGTTATGGCTAGGTCGCGCTCGGCGCGCTCGGCGAGTTGCTGGCGTACGGTGTCGATCGCCCATTGAGGTGGTTCGCGCCGGCCGGTTAGCCAATTGTAGACGGTTGTGCGGTGGGCTCGATTGCCGAGTAGCGCGGCGATCTTGTTGGCGTGCAGCGTGCCGAGTAGTGATTGGAGTGCGCGCCGGAAGTGCAGCGTTGCATCCGTAGCGTTGAGGATTTCGATGGCATCGGAGCGCGCAATTGTCTCGCGCCCGCCCGCCTCTCGTGGCGCCTGGTACATGGGCCGACAATCTACCGGCCGGCGCCGCTCGGCGCACCCCTGCTCGAGCGCCAGCTCGGCGCCGCGACTTGGTTTCCCTAACCCTTTCAGTGCTCGGTAACGGTCTTACAAGGCCGTTACTAAACCTAATAAAATCAATGGTGATTTTGGTGATTGGTAGAAAAATACCACACTCCAATATGGGATTGGCGCTCGGCTCGACCGGGCATGCGTCGGTTTGTCACACCCCTCTAACCAGCGTTCATGCCGTGAACGCGACCGGTCGTCGGGTTCTTGCGAGTATAATTAAAAGTCACACCACTCAGTTGCTCCCCCAAAAAATCCCAAAAACGCCCCCACCTCTGCGTGCATTATATTTTTCTTCCCAAGCCTGGCCTCCGCGCTCCCGATGCACTACAGTCCTCAATCATGATCGCCGCCCTGTTCGTCGAGACTGATGGTGTCTACTTCGGCCTGCCGCACGTCGAGCCCTACGACGCGACCAGGGACGCGCGCACCTACGCCGGCCCCTGGCGTGTAGTCGCGCATCCGCCGTGCGAACGGTGGGGCAGGTTCTGGCACGGCTCGACGCGCAAGCCGCACCAATTCAAGCTCGGCGATGACGGCGGCGCGTTCGCCGCAGCTCTGCGGGCTGTGCGCGATTTCGGCGGCGTGCTCGAACACCCGGCCGACAGTCACGCGTGGCGCGCGTTCAACCTGCACGCTCCGCCGCGCACGGGCGGCTGGATCACCGCGGACCTACATGGCGGGCGCACCTGTTGCGTCGAACAAGGTCACTACGGCCACATGAGTCGCAAGGCGACGTGGCTGTACGCCTGTGGCGTTGCACTTCCCGAACTGATCTGGGGCCGGTGCGAGCAGAGGCTTCATCCGGTCGCGCTCGCCCGCCACGGATACGCGAAAGCCAGGCGCATCGGCATGATGGCGATGGTGGGTGGGAAGGACAAGAAGCGCATCCGCAACACCACTCCGATCCAGTTTCGCGATCTGCTGATTTCCCTGGTTGACTCTCCCCCTCCTGCGTAGTACGCTCGACTACATGTCGATCGACGTGGAAAACTGCAATCGCGCCTTCCCGAAATACCCGGTGACCGTCTCAGACAAGGGGTGGGTCTACGGCGTGTGGTACTGCGGCACGAGCTGGGACAAGGTTCGCCTGCACGGGCAGTACCCGCCGACATTTCTCAAGCGCGCCCTGTCGCTGTTCCCGAACGAGCGCGCGGTGCTTCAGTGCCCTAGTGGGACCGTCACGACTCCCGGCTTGTGCGTCGATGCGGTCAGAGACGAGGTTCGCAAGCCCCACGTCATCGCCGACGCTGCGGCGCTCCCGCTCCCCGATAATTGCTGCGATCTCATCCTGAGCGACCCGCCGTATACGCCTGCCGACTCGGCAAAGTACGGCTGCGCGCCGTTTCCCTTAGTTGGGTTCATGCGCGAGGCGCATCGGCTGCTCAGGCCGGGCAAGTACCTCGGCGTGCTGCACACGTACTACCCGCCTTACCGGCGGAAGAACTGGCGTCTGAGAGGACTGATCGCCGTAGTGACTGGGTTCCAGCGGGCGACCCGCATGTTCTCGATATTCGAGGTGGTGAAGTGATCCGCCTCCGCCTTCCCGCCATCCTCGGCTTCAGCCTGATGGCCATGTACCTCTCTGGTTTCTGGCTTTGGACCGGCCACTCGGCCATATGGGCTCGATCGCCGGCACCGTCCTGGAGTTCGTCCTCTTCCTGCTGCTGGGCTGGCGCGTGTACGGCGCCCCGGTGCACGAGTAATTTAAGCGGTCTGAAATTTTTCTTCGGACCCCCCTTGCTTTCTGTGGGGCCGTAGTGCTATGTAGTCCCCGTCCCGGCGAAGACCCCCCATCCGGCCGGGACAGCCCGGTCGTCCAGCCGCGGGCGGCCAAGCCGGCGACCCTTTCGCACCTCCCTTTCCCGAGTGGGGTCGCCGGCTTTTCTCCTGCCTCTTGGCAGGCGCAAAGGAGTCTCCATGCACCCCTCGACGTACGAATTTCTCAAGCCGACCGAGGCCCAGATCGAGCAGCTGGCCGCCGTCCGCAAGGCTGCCAAACAGTACAACGACGTGCTCGACCAAGTGCTGCCGGAAGGCCCCGACAAGACCTTCGTGATTCGCAACCACCGCTCCAACGCCATGTGGGCCAACGTCGCGATCACGCGCCTGCCGGACGGGACGCCGCGGCAAGACGCCTGATGGCCGACGAAATCCAGCCCACCAGCATCCGCCTCCCGGTCGACCTCAAGCAGGAGCTTGAGCGGGCGGCTGTTGCCGAGCAGCGCACCACCAGCTGGCTCATCGTTGAAATCTGCCGCATGTGGCTCAAGTGGCGCGAGCAGAACCGGGACGCGAAGTTGGGGTCGGAGACGGAGATCAAGAGGGCGAAGAAGTGAGCAAGCAGAAGTCTGATCAGTGCGACGAGGGCGTCATCGTCAGGCAGTTGCAGGAGCGCGTCACGGCGCTCGTCGAGGAGTGCAGGCACAAGGCGGCGCGCTGTGACGAGCTGTACGCCGCGACGCAGAAGCTGGGCGCGAGCGAGAAGGAAGCGCGCGCGCAGTTCGCCGACCTCAAGCAGCGCCTGCAAGCGGCCGAGACCTCCAACCAGTTCATGCGCGGCTACCTGGCGCGCGTCCAGGAGGACGACGCGGTGCGCGAGGAGTTGGTCGTGATTGGCGAGCCAGGCGGCGAGCAGCTGGCGCCGAAGCGCGAGCCCGCGCAGTTCTTGCGCCCTGATGATTTCATGGCGCCCGATCAAGATCGAAGCCATGGGCTAATGGGCTACGAGGACCATGGCTGCCTGCGCGCCAAGCGGCGACCGCGTAAAAAGGCGCGGAGGCGCAAGTGAAAGTCGCTCTCGTCACCACGACCATCCACGTCCCGGCGGTTCTCGCCCTCTACCGGCGCCTCGACCCGTCGGTCGAGTTTTTCGTCGCCAAAGACCTCAAGACTCCCACTGGCGCCATCGGGTTTTGCGCGGGCCTGCCCAACTGCCACGTCATCGAGGGAGACGAGTGGGCGTGTTCCGAGCTGATCGGATGGAATACCTGCGGTCGCCGTAACATCGCCTTCCTCGAAGCCCTGAAGTGGGGCGCTGATGTGGTCGTCACGGTGAATGATGACGACCTCCCAATCGACGAAGATTACTTCCGCAATTTTAGAGCGATATGGGACCCGACGTTGATATTTCACCGCTGCCCGTTTAACGGCATCGAGGTCTCTTCCCAGACCGGTTGGTTCGACCCCGGTTCTCTCCTGATCCCGTCCGCGCGCCACCGTGGCTTTCCCATCACGCACCAGTCGTCTCTTCACTGCGCCCCCGTCATCGACGCCAAGGTCGGGGTGGCGGTCGGTCTTCTCGTCGGCATGCCGGACGTGGACGCCACCACCCGGATCGAGAACCCTGGCCTGCGCGTCCACCAGACCAGCAAGCTCCTCGACGCTGGCGTGGTCGTGGCCCCGTCTACCCGCACCGTCTTTAACAGCGAGAACACTGCCCTGCTGCGCGAGTTCGTTCCCGCCTTCTTTCACATGCCGGGTGTCGGTCGCCACGACGACATCCTCGCCTCCCTAGTGGTCCAGCGGGTGATGCGCGACCGCGGCTATCGCGTACACCTGGGGCAGCCGTACTGTTGGCAGGAGCGCAATCCCCATTCCTTGCTGGTCGACCTCAAGTCGGAAATCTTCGGCATGGAGCGCACGGTCGAGTTTGCCGACTGGCTTGACGCCCAGATCGCCTACCAGGGTGGCACAGTGCTCGGGGATGTTCGCATTATTTATCAGGCGATGCGCGACGAACTTACGTGGATGCCCGAGATTGCCTGGCGGGCAGGTCTCGCATTTTTGGACGATTGCGAGAGGATCGAGAGGATGCTGTGAAAGTGACTTTGCGGTCGGATAACCAGCCGGATGTTTTTATTGAAGCTGACGAACCTGTCAGCTTGAACCGCTTAGAGCAGCATATTCGCACTCTTGTGGTTGCGCGAAATTGGCTGAAGAAAGAGTTGTCGCGGCGGACAGCGGCACCGAAATGACCTGGAAAGTACACCTTCAGGACATGTTGCGCTGGGGTGCTCCTGGTTATCGCATGTACGTCATGCGGGAGGAGCATGATCAGAGACTCACGATGCTGACCAACCCGATACTGCACTCGCACGAGCGCAACGAGTTTATCCCCGACACCGAGTTCTTCATGAGTGACGAGTTGCCGGGCGTCAGCGTGAAGAATTTTCTTCAGGCGATGTCCGACGCGGCTTGGGAGATCGGCATCCGGCCGAAGCAATTGGAGGATCACACCAATGAATTGAAGGCGACGCGCTACCACCTTGAGGACATGCGCGTGCTCGCGAAGGTCAAGACGTGAGCAAGATCGCCATCTCGTTCATGTGCAAGGACCTCGTGGAGCAGTCCGCCCGTTCCCTGCCTCCCCTGACTGAGACTCGCGGCATCGACGTTTTCATCATTGACGGCTCAAAGACCCAGGAGGGCCACGATTGCTACAAGGCCCTGCTGAAGACCGGCAACGTGACAGAGGTGCACCAGCACATCGGCGGTGGTCCCGACGCCGCGGCAGCCTATGCCTTTACGATGATGCTCAACCATCCGAATAAGTACGACTTCGTGGGTCTGTACGAGCAGGATGTGCTTCTTGAATCTGACTGGCTCAATCGCACCATGGAGCTGTTCGAGATCGGCCGGCGTGACGGCCTGGAAGTCGGAATGGTCAGCGCTCGTTGCTACGAGGATCGCATTCTCTGTCAGCGCGACGGTTACGCCTTGGCTCATAATACCGGCTACGGAATGACGATCTACACGCGAGAAGCTGCGCGAATTTGGCTTCGCAACAAGCGCACCGGTTGGACAACAGAAAATCGCCGGCTATTCGCCCAACTCGTGGATCGAGATATTGGGGCTTGGTGGGCTTTCCGTTATGGCGAACACCATCTTGGCAGTGACTGGTCGGCCGATCGTGTCATTGCCGCCCACGGCCTCGCCAGCCTCGCCCTCACCCCGACCGCCTGCACGGACATGCTCGATAACGACCTCGCCTACCAGCAACTGACCCTCGCTCGCCACCCCGTCGAGGCCCTGCGCGACGACATCGGCTTCGCCAAGTTCGTCGAGCGCACCCGCATGATCCGGTCAGGCGAGTGGAGCCCCGGCCACCCTGGCGCCCGCCAGCACGCCCCGGACGGCCACGAGGTGATCTTCCCGCACCACTGTGGCGGCCTGGGGGCCGCTTACTCCGGGCGCTGGCGCCTCAAGGCTAGCATCGGGTGGGGGCCGTTCCTGTGGGAGGCCGCGGAGCCGGGCGCCACTGTGGTGCTGTCGCTGCTCGGTTCCTGCCAGATCATGGTGACGCGCCCTGACGCGAGCGCCGGCATGGTGGAGATCGAGGCGCCTGGCGATGGCTACGGCCGCGCGGGCGTCTTCTGGCAGAACACGCTGGCGGCCACGCCTACCTGCGACATCCAGGCGATCGAGCTGAAGGGGGACTGCCAGTTCAGGCCCGTCCGGTTCACCGCCTTGACCGAGGGGGTGCGGTTTTGCGGTGTGCGCTGTCGAGATCGGCAGCCCGTGGTCGAGACCTATTCGTTCGATCATTCGATCTTGCCTCCAGTGCAATGACGGTGATTATCAAACACCGGGACAAGACATGAGCGAAATAAGCCTGCGTCCGACAGCTACCGACGATTGGGAATTGTGCTTACAGGAAGGCGATCGTCTTGCTGTTCATCGAATCACATTAGACCAAATGGTGTTTCTCGCAGAGTGCAGCACTAGAATCGTATTGCAAAAGTTCGCGGGGCTCCGTAGGCCGGGCAAGGAGTGATCGAAAATGGGCCAATATCAATACGAGGATGATGAGTTGCGATCTGGCCCAGGTATTGGCGGGAAATACGTGCAGGCAAGGATTCCCAATCCGCGCCCATGGACTATTTATCGGAACAGGCGCGGATAGCCGTGCTGGTATCAGCGGTGGTTTGAAGCTTGGTGGATACTGACGGGCAAGTGGTCGCTTCATCGCGTATGGCAAGCGGGCCATGACCACGGAACGCAGATGGAATATCACCGAACTGTCGTAAATCACGGGCGGTGACGATGACTGACTGTACGGCGACGTGACGATCAGGGAGAGAAATTGTGGCAAATGTCGATAGCGCCGATCTGGTGTTCCAAAAGTGGATGTTCCCGCTGCCAATGCAGCAACAGTCCGTTTTGGTTCTCGCGTGTCGCGGCCCGGATGGCGTCGGCAAGTTCCATCCGACGAAGGAGATCGTTTGTCGCTACCGCGCCACTGTTCTTAAGGCCGCCTATCTTGGGCGCCCAATGGGCATAGACGAGGGCGACGACACTACGTTCATGACGTTGCTTCAATTCAGCGACGCCGCACACTGGCACTCGATCGTTCGGGTTTTCTTTGACCACGTCGATGAGATCGAGCATCACTATTTCATGCACCTTGCGCACGGCGCGGAGATCATCGGCTACAAGCACCCTGGCGAGTTGTTCCGCCGTCGCTGGCTTTCGTTCTATCTCGCCTGTTGCCACAATCTGCATATGTTTCCTGAGACTGAGGCGGACCTTGATGCACGCCTTGCCGACTGGAATCGGGAACACTGGGATTGGCTCAAGATCGGTAAGTCGGCGTCCGCTGACGGTGAGTGAGCGTGAGATGGTTTGATGGACGACTACGGCCACGACATCCCGACCGTCGCGACCCAGACCGGTCGCCGCTACCTGCCGACCTTTGCGGACCTCGTCGACCGCATGAGCATCGTGCAGCTCAAGATGATCTTCATCCCGAAGAACCGGGAGGCGTACGCGCGGGAATTGGCTGCCATCCAGCACGATATCGACCTGCTTGTTGCCGGCCGGCCGCTGAGCGCCAAGGCGGTACACGCCATCACGGTCGTCATGCTGGCGAACCGGTACATCTGGGAGAACGAGGCGCGGGCGAGGCTCGGGAGCGACGAGCAGAATCACCTGCTGCGAGCGACGCACGCGATCAACGGTGTTCGGAACCAAGCCAAGAACGTGCTGTCGCGCGAGCTGGGCGAGCGGGTAGACCTGAAGGTCGACTGCTTGGCGGCGGATTTGCCGGCCGATATGGGAAACTGGAGGATTTGGGAATGAGCAAGCCAATTCTTTGCTTGGACTTCGACGGCGTTCTGAACAGCTACAAGAGCGGTTGGGTCGAACACGATTTCATTCCTGACCCGCCTGTGCCGGGCGCCATGCAGTTTCTCGCGGGAGCGATCGAGCACTTCGACGTGAAGATTTACTCGTCGCGCTCGGCCAAGAAATATGACGGCGGCAAGCGTGCGATGCTCACGTGGATACGCTACTGGGCCGAGCGGGAACTGCCCAACGACGAGCCGAACTATGTGCGCAACTCGGTGCTCAACGCCATATGTTACAATGGCGAGGCGTGGCCGGACGAGAAGCCCACGGCGTTCTTGACGATCGACGATCGCGCGCTGACGTTCGACGGGACGTGGCCCGACATCGAGACCCTCAAGGCGTTCCGGCCCTGGAACAAGAAGTAGTTGCCTTTCGGCCTGTTCAGCGATTAGGAGAGTTGTTTCATGGGAACCAGCTATTTTTCGTCGGCACGAGAGCGTAAAGATTACATGGCTGAAATGGCTAAACAGGCGGATGCGAGAAATGCTAAAGAAGCAGCGCGCATCAAGGACGAGCGTGACAAGCTCGCGGCAAAAATCGTCATGGCCGTGGTGGACAAGATCGTGAAGGACATCATCCGCCCTGGCCCAGACCCAGAGGAACGCGAGTGTTACGAAATGGCTGGAGAGGTTCGCGCGATCGTCCCGGACCTCGAAAAGCTCGCCAAGCGCATCATCGACGCGAACGACGGCGTCGAATAAGCCGCGTTGATTTCGCCCGCAATCCGGGTATGCTGCCAGCATGGCAGGCTGGTCGCACCAGAAGCGGGTCGCGTTCGAGAAGTCGTTCTACGCGTTCCTCGGGTCCTGCTGGATCAATTCGAAGAACCAGGGGTTCATTTGCCTCGGGGAGCACCTGTACTATGGGCAGCGACTCTTCATCACCGCCATCCTCGATGGCCTCGAAGCCGACAAGCACAAGTTTTATTGTCTCAAGTCCCGTCAATTGGGCATCACCACTATCATCCGGGTTCTATGCGCTTTTTATCTCGGATTGCACCGCGGACTCAAGGGTTGCCTCGTGTTCGATACCGGTGAGAATCGCAACGAGGCCCGCAAGGAGCTGACCACCCTCATCAAGGACCTGCCCGTCAAACTCAAGTTTCCTGAGATCGCCAAGGGGGGTGACAACCGCGAGGGCCTCACCCTTACCAACAACGCCCGCATCCTGTTCAAGTCGGCTGGCGTCCGCAAGTCGAAATCATCGGGCGGCCTCGGCCGATCGGTGGGCCTCACGCTCGCGCACCTGTCCGAGCTTTGCTCTTACGATGATCCTGCCGGCCTCGAAGCGTTTGAGAACTCACTGTCGGAGGAGCATCCCGATCGATTGTATATTTATGAAAGTACCGCTAGAGGTTTTAACCTTTGGTTCAAAATTTGGGAGCAGGCCAAGCTCGACGATTTGCACTGCGTGACGGTCTTCCTCGGCTGGTGGTCGCATCCCAGCCAGCGCATCCCGCGCGACCATCCCGACTTCGCGCGCTACGGTGTCTACGAGCCGACTCCGAAAGAGCAGGAGAAGATCGACGCGGTCAAGCGTCAGTACGGCTTCGAGGTCGACCAGGAGCAGCTCGCGTGGGTCAGGCGAAAGCTCGACCCGGCCGCGCAGGCGCAGGGCGACGCCGACCCCGAGTTCGAGGGCAACTCGGAGAAGGTGCAGGAGCAGCCCTGGACCGAGGAGGAGGCGTTCCAGCAGACCGGCGCCATCTTCTTCTCGTCCGAGAAGCTGACCGAGCAGGCGCACAAGTGGGGCAGCGACAAGTTCAACGCCTACATGTACTCGGTCGGGGCCGAGTTTCAGGACACGATCATCCTGCGGGCGCAGAACACCAAGGTGATGGACCTGCGGGTGTGGGAGGAGCCCGACCCGAACAGCGGCGTCTACGCGATCGGGGCAGACCCGGCGTACGGCGAGAACGAGAAGAACGACCGGTCGTCCATCCAGGTGCTGCGCTGCTACTCGGACGGCGTCGACCAGGTGGCCGAGTACGCGTCCCCGCTGGTGTCCACCCAGCAGTTCGCCTGGGTGATCGCCAGCCTGCTCGGCTGGTACGGCAGCGGGAAGGCCGAGGTTCGCTACATCCTCGAACTCAACGGCCCTGGTATGGCCGTCTGGAACGAGTTGAAGCAGTTGCGCGCCCGGATCGACGCGGGCTACCAGCTGCCCGAGATCGAGGACAAGGGCCTGCGCGACGTGTTCCGCAACGTCCGCACCTACATCTACAGCCGGCCGGACGCGGTCGGCCCCGGCACCAACGTGCACTTCAAGACGCACACCGCCCAGAAGGTGATGCTGATGGAGCGGCTGCGCGACTTCACGAATTACATGATGCGCGTCCACTCGTTCGACACCATCAAGGAGATGGCGACCGTTGCGCGCGACGGCGACTCGATCTCGGCGCCGTCCGGCATGCACGACGACAAGACGTTTGCGCTTGCGCTTGCGTCGCATTGCTGGGAGACCAAGATACGGCCCGGCCTGATCGTCGCCCGCCGGTCGCGTGACGCCGAGGCTGCGCGCACGCGCCTGAGCATCACCGACCAGGTGGCCCTGTTCCAGGGCAACATGTTGGAGCAGTTCTTTGCGTCCAAGAAGGCGCAGCGAGTTCAAGATTTGCGGCAGGCGCGGAGGCAGCAGTGGCGATACGGTCGGCGCTGACCGAGGCGGGCTTGATCGCCCGGGTCAAGCACATGATGCGGTGCCAGGACGGCGGCGCCTACCCGGAGGTGGACGCCGCCATCGAGGATGCGCTACGCTGCGGCCACGACAACGCCTGGGACATCGCCAACCACGCATGGGCCAAGCTCGGTTATAGGGCGCACGAGAGATGACGCAAGATTATGGCTATAACCGTTTTTCTCGGCGCTGCCCAAAAAGGACGCCGGTCGAAGAAAGAATTCTAGCGTGGGTTTCCCCGGAACCCAATTCGGGGTGTTGGATTTGGATGGGGAATCTTAGTCCAGAAGGTTACGGACGAATAGGTATAAATCGACGGAAAATGTATGCGCATAGAATTTCGTACGAGTGTTTTGTTGGGGTCATTCCATCCGGTTTAGAGCTAGATCATAAGTGTCGAATGCGTTGCTGCGTTAATCCTGAGCATCTTGAGCCTGTAACCCATCGAGAAAATGGGTTACGTGGCATAAGCCCGCTAGCAGAAAATGCGAGAAAAACGAGTTGTGTAAATGGACACGCGTTTACGCCTGAAAATACACATGTTGGCAAGAGCGGAAGAAAATGCAAAGCTTGTCGGGCTGCTACTATGAAGAGGTTGCGCTATGAGACTCGTATGTCCCGGATGCAAGGGTAAATTTCCCTGGGATACAAAGCTTCCTTGGCCTGAGCGATGCCCATTGCCTGGCTGTGGGTTTGACACGAGTTTGCCGGACGACAACGTGATCTCAATGCCGGCCCTGCGCAGTGCGGTGACGAGCGCCAACGACAAGCTCTATCGCGACATGGAGAAGGGCAGTGAGCATCGCATGCACTTGGCCGCCGAGGCCGCGGGCGTGCCGGCGTCCGAGATGTCGCACCTCAAGATCACCAACATGCGGGACAACACCCGGCCGGGCGAGATCGCCGCGATGGAGGACCCGGCGCCCGCGCAGCGCCTCGGGCTGCGGTCCAGCATGGACGCGTTCAAGGGCGGTGAGGGGTTCGAGTTGGGAGCCGGCATCGCGTCCGGGGCCGTCAACGTGAACGGTCAGGTCTTCCAGGGCGTGGAGCCGCGCGCTGGCGCGAACGCGATGAGTCGCATCAAGCGGCAGTTTGGTGCTTGATGCTCCCCGTCCCGGACAAAGAACGCGACATTCTGGCGTTTGCCAACGAGCTGATCGAGCAGTGCCGGGTCAGTGTGGGGATGCGGTCGGCCTATTACCGGCTGATGAACGCCATCGCGGAGACCGGCCGGTACGACGGCACCAAGTCGCTCATAAACTTGCTGTTCAGGCACCTCGATCGCACCGCCTCGCACCTGTACAGCCCGGTCGAGCTGAAGTTCACCATGGACTTCGAGCGGCCGTACCCGAAGTTCGTGTACGACCGGGCCTCCGAGGTCGGCAAGGTGGTCACCCGCCAGTGGGAGCGTTCCAACACCGACATCCTGTTTGGTCGCGGGGTGTTTGAGGCGCTCAAGTACGGGGCTTGCATCCCCAAGCAGTGGCCCGAGTTGGATCACACCGAGCGGGATGGCACCGAGGTCTTCAAGTACAAGGCCAAGCTGGTGATGCCGTGGAATTTCGGCGTCTACCGGGAGGACGAGAACGACATCAACGAGCAGGAAGCCCTGTGTGAGACGATGACCCTCACACTCCCGGAAGTGTGGCGGCGCATCTGGCGGCTGCCGAAGGCCGAGAAGCTGATGGAGCGCATCAGGGCGCACGCCCGGCGGGGCGAGGCCGGGTCCGAGCCCACCAGTTTCTTCCACCAGGTGCTGTCGACCTCGCAGATCAACACGGGCGTGCAGGGCATGACCCAGCCGGTGCCGGGCGGCATCGTGCAGCTCAACAACGACCCTAACTACGCCATCATGGGGCCGGTGGTGGCTGCCGACGTGGTGCAGATGCACGAGCTGTGGGTCAAGGACGAGCACGACTATACGACCATCCAGCTTATTGAACCAGATATATTGATAGCGCCCTTGATGAAGCGGTCCAACCTGCTGATCAAGGATAGCCGCCTGCAGCCGTATCGGCTCATTCAGCCCAACGAGGTTACCAACTGGTTCTGGGGGCGCAGCGAGCTGGTTGATATGATCGAGCCGCAGGGTCTGCTGTCGGCGTGGTGCGACGACTTCCGGCGCCTTGTCGGCATGCAGGTCGACAAGCTCATAGGATTCACGGGCGAGACTGGGATCACGGACGAGCTGTACGCGCAATTTCGGTTGGTCGGGTATTTGAACCTCGGGGCGGGGGCGGACATCAAGGACGTGACGCCCAAGATTCCGTCCGAGCTTTTGCCCGCCATCAAGTGGCTGATCGAGACTGTTAACCAGCTGGGCGGTTTCCCCAACATCATGCAGGGGCAGGGCGAGCAGGGCGTGCGAGCGGGCGTGCACGCGTCGACCTTGCTCAAGACCGCCTCGCCGACGCTGCGCGACCGCGCCCTGCTGGTGGAGCGGCAGTGCGCCATCATGGCGGACCTCACTCTGCAGATACGCGAGGCCAAGGACGCTTCGCACTATTGGATCAAGGCCGACCAGCCGATCAAGGACGTGGAGGACACCAAGTTCCTGCTGTCCGAGTTGCCGGATGATTGGCGCATCACGGTCGACAGTCACTCGTCGAGCCCGATCTTCTCGGACGAGAACCAGCAACTGGTGTTCGGCGCGCATGCGCGCGGGGTGGTGGATGCCGAGTACGTGATCGACAACACCAACCTGCCCAACAAGGAAGTCGCCAAGCTGCGGCTGCGCGAGAAGGAGAAGAAGCAGGCCGAGCTGCTGGCCGCGCATCCCGAACTGCTGCACGACATCTTCAAGCACAAGGGTGGGAAAAAATAGTTGCCAGGATCGCCGCCCTTGAACGGTGTACGCTGCAGCCCGATCCAGGCCCGCAGAGCGGCTTTCTTTGACCCGACCTCCTGGCTGGCCGAGCGCGTTGCGCCCGGAGGGGCAACCATCAATTCCGCGGGAACGGCCCGTTTCCCATTGGGGATATCATCGACGGGCCTTGTGCCATGGCGGCGGTGCGCAGCACCGGGTCGGCGTGCGCGTCCTGCTGGGCCTTGGCGCGGGTGCGCGCTTCGTGCAGGTAGCGCTCGATGTGGGCCAGACGGGTGAGGCTCAGGTCTTCGAGCACGGCGCCGATGAATTTTGCTAATGTGAGCAACACGCGCTGACCGAAGTCGTCACTGATTACGACGACATTGCCGGGATCAGCATTCAGCATCGCTATGCTGTTCCACGCCTTTTCGGCTGCCTCTTTGGTCTTGAACATCAGCGCCCAGATGACCGGGCCGTCGAGCGCGACAGACAGACTGAACATCAGAGCTCTCCTTGGTCTCGTTCGCGTTTCCATTCCATGAATTTGTCGGCCGGAAATCGCAGACAGTTACGACTGAATCGGCGGACGGGCGGGCGCTGTTTTTTGTCGGGGTGGCGCAGCCAGCGATAGAGAGTTTGCACGTGCACTCTGGCGATGTCGGCGGCTTCCTTCGCGACGAGGAATTGCTGACCGTTCGGGCCGTTTGGCGCCATGAGGTTTAAGCCCACATAGTGAAGTCTCTGCCTGTATACAGACGCTTAATCGGGATTGCAAGTCCGTTGTGGCGCCGTGGATTGCAAGGGTGAAAGGATGTCCCTGCGAACGTCAACTAGGCGACCAAGCTGGTCGCACAACCAGGAGGCTATCATGACTCGCAATCGCAAGTCCCGGCGCGGTCGCCGGCACTGACGGCCCGGTTCGCTAATCGTGCCCATTCAGTCCCCAGCCGCTGCTGGCCAGCCGCCCTCCCCTGGCGGGCAACCGACTCAGCCCCCGTTCGGTTCGTCTGGCGCCACCCAGGCGACGCCCAACAAGGGCTACGAGGCGGCCGGCTTGCAGCGGCTGGGGATGGTCATCAAGCAGATCGAGCAGCTCATCCCGATGCTCGGGTCGGGCAGCGAGGTCGGCAAGGACGTGCTCAAGGCGCTCAACATGCTGGTCAAGCACGTGCCCCCGGGCGGCGCCTCGCCGGCCGCCGAGAAGAACAACATCGAGCAGATGGCGATGCGCAGCGCGCAGCAGTCCCAGCAGGCGCAGCAGATGCGACAGCCGGGCGGCCAGCAGCAGGCGGCAGCCGCATGAGCAAGCGAATTTTCGAGGACCCGACGAAGGACATGCCCGACTGGTGGGAGAAGCCCGCCCGGACCATGCTGGACTCGTCCGAGACCCTCAACATGGCGAAGCTGCCCGGCCAGCAGAAGCTGCCGGGTCGCGCCGTCGAGAACGTGGAGCGCCCGCGGCGCGGCCACGGGTACTAAGGCGCGTCTCGCGCCCGAGGAGAGCATCATGTCGAACGTCAACATCTTCCAGAACTCGGCGAAGTCGATTCCGACCTCGGACGAGCAGATCATCCGGGTCAACATGGAAGAGGAGGAGATCGGCGGTCGCAAGAGCCACCTGCCCGCGAAGCAGATGGCGAGCGGCATGGCGGTCTCGCACGTCCCGAACGCCGGCTCGACGGTGGGCAAGTAAGATGCCCAAGATCGAGGTCGACGAGGAAGAGTATCAGCGCACCCAGCGCGTGATGGCGTCGCTGCGCAAGATCGCCGACAACCCGGCGACGCGCCTCAAGCTGCAGGCGCTCCACAAGGAGGTGGAGCCGACCGCCCCGACGCCCGAACTCGACCAGGCGAAGATTCTCCAGGAGCCGCTCACCAAGCTCCAGAAGGACTTCGACGACTACAAGGCGAAGCAGGAGACCGAGCAGGCCGAGCGCGAGAAGAAAGAGAAGCTCGCTGCCCTGACTGGCAACTGGGAAGCCGGCCGCAACGCGCTCAAGCGCGCCGGCTACACCGAAGAGGGCATCAAGAATCTCGAAAAGTTTATGGAGGAGCGCGGCCTGATCGACCACGAGCTGGCCGCCGCCGCCCACGAGAAGATGTTCCCGCTCCCGCCGCCCGCGACCCCGTCAGGCGTTGGCGCCTGGAACTTCCTCGAAGTGCCGGACGACTCGGACGCCGACATCAAGAGGCTGATCGAGACGCGCGGGCAGAGCGAGGCGCTCGCCGACCGCATGGCCCACAAGGCGCTCAACGAAGTACGCGCGGGCCAGCCCCGTCGCTGATCAGTTAATTATAGGAGGCTGACTTGCCGTTGCCAGGTCTAGGTGTCGCGCCCGCCGCGGGGAGTTTGTATACCGAGCTAGCGTCCGTCACGAGAAGGGCGTTCGTTCCTCGTTTGTTCGTCCAAATGTACTTTGCCAGCCCGAGTCTGTTCTACATGACCGGGAATGCGCAGCGCGCAGCGGGTGGTCTCAATCAAGTGACCATCCCGATGCAAGGCTCAAGCATGGTGCAAGGTCAGTTCACCGGCTACGGTGGTGGATTCAACAGCCCCGTCATCACTCCCGGCATCCAGAACGGCCAGTGGAACCTCGCCTACTGGGTGGTGCCCGTCCCGCTGCCGTTCGGCGAGACCGTCATCCAGGCGACCGATCGCGAGATCAGCCTGCTCAAGGCGCGCATGAACGACGTGTACGCGGTCACGCGCCAGAACATGGCGCGGCTGCAGTTCACCAACAACTCGGCAAACCCGCTGCTCCCCAACAGCTTCCTGGACGCCTTCGATTCCGGCACCAACTTCCCGACCTACGGGGGCATCAACCGCAACGCGGCCGGCAACGCGAACTTCCAGGGCCAGTACCTCAACACGAACGGGTCCGGCACCGGCCCGACCGGCGCCACCACGTTCTCGTTCACGACCGGCCTCACGCGCGCCGCCATGGCGGTGCTGCTGCAGTACATCACCGACAACGCGGGCGGCGAGGCGCCGACCTTCGTGGTGATGGCGCCGGGCGACTACGCGACTCTCAACAAGGACTTCCAGGCGATCGAGACCCAGTACGTCAACCCCGGCCAGACGTACACGATGGACACCGCGGTGCGGTCGAGCTTCCCGAACTGCGTGGTGTCCGGCATCCCGATCTTCGCCGACCACTTCTGCCCGAAGGGCACTGCCATCGCCTGCAACGTCAAGTACACCACGTGGTATCTGTCGGAGGACGCCGCGTTCGACTTCAGCGGCTTCTACTCGCTGGTGCCGCTCGGCCAGATCGGCCAGCAGGGCGTGGTGGTCGTCGGCTACAACGTGATCTCGTCCAAGTCGATCTCGGGCGCGGTCCTGTACAACATCGCCAGTCCGCAGTTCTGAGGAGAACCAGATGCCTCCGTTCCTTTCGGGTCCCGGACTCGGCCTTCCGCTGCCGACGAACCTCTATCCCTCCGGGTTGCAGAACGCCCCGATCGACATCTCGTCGAACCAGCTCTGCCTGGCGCCCGCGCAGCAGATTCCGCTGCCGGCCGGCGACTGGTACGTGACGCTCGGGCTCTACACGATTTTGCAGTTCCTCGACCCGGTCACCGGCACCTGGTACACGCCCACGGGCGCGGCCTGGAACCGCGGCTGCATCCACGTCACCAGCGACGGCTTCAACGTTCGCATCGCCAACATCACGGGTGCGCCGGTTGGCGCGGTCGTGACCAACTATGGGGCGGGCGGCTACGTGCAGGGCTCGACCGCCATTACGGTGACGGGCGGCACTGCCACCTACCAGCCGATCATCGGCGGTGCGCTCGCCACGCTCTCGATCACCAATGCGGGTGCCGGCTACGGGGTCGCCCCGATCGTATTCGTGCCGCCTCCGCCGCCGCCGGCCAACAATCCGAACGGGGTTGGGGGCGTGCAGGCGGTTGCGTACGCGGCGATCTCGTCCGGCACCGTCTCGGGCATCACGTTCATCAACCAGGGGGCCGGCTACCCGACCGCCCCGGTGCCGGTGATCCTGCCGAACCCGACCGATCCGAACATCGCGTCCGGCATCACCCAGGCGACCGCCACCTTCTCGGTGGTGGCGTCCGGCTCGCTCACGGGCGTGCTTCTGACGAACCCGGGCGTCGCCATCACGCCCGCCAACACGACCCTGGCGGTGACGGGCGCCGGAACCCAGGCGTCGTGCTCGGCTGTCGTCGGCCAGACGCTCAAGACCGCCAGCGTGACGGGCGGCGGCGCCGGCTTCGGCACCGTGGCGGCGATGCTCACGACGGTGGGGGGTACGCCCCCGACCGGCGCCATCGCGGCCAGCCCGTACTCGCTCGGGCTCGCCTGGATACCGCGGCCCGCCCAGGTCGGCCTCGCGGTTACGGGCGCCCCGACGCTGGGGTCGATCGCCGCCCAGAACGGCACCATCTACGACGGCGGCTTGTTTCTGGGCGCTCCGACCGCCGTCCTGGGCTTCCCGGGCAACGCCGGCACGGTCGGCAGCATCGTGGGTCCGACTCTCGCGCTCACGATGGGCTCCCAGCAGGACTTCGTGGTCATCCAGCCGGCCCCATGACGTACACGCTCGCAACAGTCGGCTGGAACGCCAACCATCGGTTTCCGCCGACCGCGATCACGAACGTATCGACGACGGTCGGCCTGCAGGACGTGACGTTGTCGGACGCGAACGCCAGAGCACCGGGTGCTCAGCAGAACGCCATGATGCTGGGCACCCAGATTCTGTGTCAGACCCCGTCAGGTGGGCAGGCTTGGTTCACGATCGACGCCGAGCGGTCAATTCCGGGCTACCCGCCGGTCATGAGGCGCGTGTAGTATAGCCGGCGAAGCGCCGGGGGGCCGGCGCGAGGAGCTTCGCCGTGCTTAACGCATACCTCGCCAATCTGGCCAATCTCCTTCAGTCGCCCGGAGCGCCTGTATCGTTGTACTCGACCGCAAATTTGACCTTGTGGGTCAATATTGCGCGGGGACAGGTTGCGGGGGAATCAGAAGCCATCAGGGTGATCGGGACTGTCCCGACGATCATCGGCCAGCGCAACTACAATTTCAGCAGCATCAACATCGGTACCCCGTCCGTGACGGGCGCGCAGGGCGCGATTCACGTGCGGCGCATCAACTACGGGGTGGCGTCCGGGCAGAAGTGGGTGGTTCCTCGATCTTGGGAGTGGTTCGACCAGTTCGGCCTGAACAACCCGGTGCCGGTGAACGGCCCGCCCAAGATGTGGGCGCAGCTCGGCCAGGGGTCAGCGGGGCTCGGGTCGATTACCGGGATCGGGACCGGTTCGATGTCGTCAGGATCGTTTTACATCGACCCGCCCCCTGATGCGATTTATACTTTGTACTGCGATGTTGCTTGCTACCCGCAAGCGCTCGCGGCCGACACCGACGTGGAGGCGCTGCCGTACCTGTGGACCGACGCAGTCCCGTTCTTCGCGGCCTATTACGCGTTTCTGTCGTCGCAGACCTCGGCCCGTCAGGCGGATGCCGAGCGCATGATGACGCACTACCGCACGTTTGTGGATCGGGCGCGGCAGGCCGCTAACCCGAGTGTGCTTCGACCGCAGTACGAGCAGGCGGCTGATCCGGTGCAGGCCGCCAAGCTGGGCATGCAGCAGAAGGTGGCTGGCTGATGGCTCTCAACGACTATCTCAAACAGGTCCAGAGGCTGTGTCGGGAGCAACGGCAGCAGTACCTTAATCCGGAGGACTGCATCGATTACATAAACAGAGCGCGGCGCGAGGTTGCCAACTTGACGCAGTGCGTGCGCGTGACGCCGCCGATCAGCGGCCAGATCATGTCGGCGTCGGTCATCACGGCGGGGGCCGGGTACTCGGCGACCCCAACCGTCTCGATCACGCCTCCCGACTTCCCGTCCGGGCAACTGCCCGCCCCCAACGGGTCGCAGGCGACTGCGGGCGCGATCGTGAGTTCCGGGACGATCTCGTCAGTCACAATCGGGTTTGGGGGCTACGGGTACTTCCAGCCACAGATCAACATTACGGATGCGACCGGGGTTGGGGCGACTGTGACGCCGAACTTGACGCCGATGAATTTGTTGAAACAGGCACAAGAGCGGTACGACTTCTCAAGTATAAACCTTTCAACTTTTCCAGGTGTAACTGCTATTACAAGTGTTCGTTCAGTATCTATAATTTATGCTAACTATAGATACTCGCTTCCACAGTATAGTTGGACCACTTACCAAAGTATGATAAGGTCTTTTCCATATCAATACCAATATGTACCTGCGATGTGCTGTCAGTTCGGGCAAGGCGAGAATGGAAGTATGTTTTTTTACCCACTTCCGTCACAGACTTACCAGATGGAGTGGGATTGTGCGTGTCGACCACAGAATTTGATCGACGATCAGAGCGTTGAAGTCTTGCCTTATCCGTGGGTTGACTGTGTCCCGTTTCTTGCCTGTATGTTCGGCTTTCAAGAATTACAAAATTACAACGTGGCCAAGTACTACGAAGATCAATTCAAGCGCTATTTAATTAGCGAGAGCAATGCAGCCAGAATATCGAGGGCCGTGAATCCGTACGGGCGTTACTGAGAAGGTTCAGGCATGTTTTCGATAATAGCCTTGGCAATGAAATACATGTCGAAATCAGTCCCTATTCCTTTGGTGGCGTTACACCCCCACAAAATAAAACGTGTATTAGTTTGCGTATATCCAATTTTAGAATCTATTCGATCTACGCTCGGAGAAAAAGGATGTGGGCCATGCCCTTTATATCCCGCAGCGAATGGCAATTTTGTTATTTCACAAAATCCAGTCCAGCGGCTGCGCGCCCAATCATCATCTAGCTCATACGTTATATTTTTCTCTTTAGCCCGGCTTCTTGCCGAAAGAAGTAAATACGCCCAAGGTTTGGAGGATTCTAATTTTGACCGGTGACGACTGCTATAAATCGGCTCTCGTTCGCGATACCACTCAGGCTTTAAGTGCCTGCGCGCTCGAACTCGCGCGTTGTGTTCTTCACGATGTTTATGCCTCCAGCTTCGCCCAAAACAAATCCTGGAGCAGTATTTTTGTGATCTTTTTGTTTTCAAAAAAGGAGTGCTACAAATTTCACAGGTGGCTTCTTTTCTTGTGTATTTTGTATCGTCGGGATGTCGATCGTAGGCGCGAGAATAACATTCTCGCGAGCAAAATCTCTTGGGGCGCCCTCCTTGTAATTTACGAACGAATGGTTTTTCGCACTCTTCGCAAGCAACGACGATTGCACCGGGAGGAAGTGTCAGGTCATCCACGTTCCGTCTCCCGGTATTTATCCACAATTCGCCGGACTAAGTCCGACACGGTAATCCCGAGTCGCTTCGCTTCCTTCTTGAGGAACTGGAGCTGCGGGTCGGTGAAGACGACAGATTGCTTCGTGCTCATGGGCACCCTATTAGCACCCTTTGCGGAGGCTGTCAATGCCCATTGACGCCCCCCGCCCTCCCACCGAGCAGGAAAATCCGTTCCTCCCCGCTGGGCCTCCTCCCAACATCCTGGAGGACTTCGCCGGCATCAACACGTCCACGACCCGGGCCGGCGTCGACGACAAGCAGATGTGGTGGTGCGACGGGTTTTACCCGATCGACCGGCGCAACTTGCGGACCATGTACGGGGTGGGGCCGGCGCTCTACACGGCGACCGGCGGGCTCACGATCGTCATGTACGCGTTTGCCAACATCGGGGCGACCCCGTACGCGATCGTGTTCCTGTCGGACGGCTCCGTCGTGGCCGTCAACACCAATACGGCGGCGGTCACGACCGTGATGACGGCGGGGACCATCGTCAGTTCGAGCATCCAGACGATCGGCGTCTCTCAGTGGGGCCGGCAATTCGTCATCATCGTCTCGGGCTCGGTCGGAAACCCGAATGGGTATTGGCTGTGGGATGGCTCGCTTCTCTACGGTCCCGGCGCGCTCGGGCCGATTGTCACGCTCACCAATACGGGCACGTCTTACGTATCTGCACCAGGCGTTCTTGTTTCGGGCGGGCACGGCATGGGGGCCACCTTTGCGGCGGCTATCGCCAATGGCGTTGTGACGAGCGTGACTATCACCAACCCGGGCTCAGGCTATTTGGCGGGTGACAGCGTCAGCCTTGTGTTTTCTGGCGGCAACTCGACCGGATCGGGTGCGTCGATAACGGCGGCACTCGGCCACGCGGCAGGAAGTGGCGCTTCGCTTACCGCGCTCACCAGCTTGGTTCCGGCAGGGTTCAATAGTCACTACACGGTTTACAGCGTCAGCATCGTCAATGGCGGGTCAGGCTACAGCGCGTTCGCGGCGGCGACGTGTTCGAGTGGCAACTCTGTCGGTGGGCAGCAGGCAGCCTTGGGGCTGACAATTTCAGGTGGCGTCATTACTGGCGTCAGCATCGCCAATGGCGGCGTGTATTCCACCAGCACGGTGCCGACCGTGGCGGTTAACGATACCGGGCTCTACTACGTGGCGTCGACCAGCATCGTTGCGCCTGGTTCAGGGTACAGCAATGCCGTGAAGATAACTGCGTCTGGCGGCGGTGGTCCAGTGACGCAAGCGACGTTTCAGGCGGGACTGACGAACGGTTCGATCACGTCGGTCTTGATAACGAATCCGGGCGTTTATGGGAGCAACAGCGCCCCGACTCTCGCGATCAGCGACACGTTCGTGACCGCCGCCGGTACTGTCCAACTGATGCCGTTCGGCATCCAGGGCACGGCGGTGCAGACGTACGCGGGGCGGGTGTGGGTCGCGAATGGCGCCAGTGTGTTCTTCACCGCGCCGGGCTCGCAGATCGACTTTGCCACCAGCGACGGTGGCGGCAACTTCATCTCGTCCGATTCATTCCTGCGGGTGTTTTACTCGCAACTCATTCAGACCAACGGGTTCCTGTACCTGATTGGGGATTCCTCGCTCAACTATATCTCAGGCGTTTCGGTCTCAGGCTCGCCTCCGACCACGACATTCACCAACCAGAACGCCGACCCGCAGGTAGGGACGCCCTACGCGTCGACCGGCGACCTGTTTGGCCGCAACATCGTGTTCGCCAACAGCTTCGGGGTGCACGTCAGTTACGGGGCGGCCGTCACCAAGATCAGCGAAGCGCTCGACGGAGTCTGGAATACAGTCGCTAATTTCGGCGGCCTGCAGCTGTCGGCCGCCAACGCGACGGTGTTCGGCAAGCGCATCTGGATGGTGCTCAGCCAGATCATCGACCCAGTCACGCTCGCGACCGTCAACCGGCTGTTCTGCTGGGACGGCAAGAAGTGGTTCGCGACCCACCAGGATCACGCCCTCACGTTCATCCAGCACCAGGAGATCAACTCGGTGTTCATCGCCTACGGGACGGACGGCACCACTATCTGGCCGCTGTTCCAGAGTCCGTCGTCGGGCTTTACCAAGGTGGTGCAGTCGCGCCTGTGGGACGCGCCCGGCGGCTATCTGTTCAACAAGACCGAGACTCGATTCTGGGCACTGGCGCAGTATTACTCTGCGTCTTCGCCCGACCTGACGGTCGACATCGACAACGAGCAGAATGCCTACCCGTACGCGACTCAGACCGGGAGCGCTCACGTGACGATCACGGGTCCGGCCGGGGCGGGCTACTTCGTGACGCCCCCGCAGGCGGTCGGGCAGGCGGGCGTGCTGTCCGGCATGACCATCAGGACGACGGCGGCCGACATGTCGCTGATCAGCGCGATGCTGGGCGGCTACGCGGTCGCGGCTTACAGGGGCTGATGATGGCCAGTCTAGCCGCACTTTGGAATATCCCTCAGTCGCCGGCCGAGTTCGCCATGTGGACCTTCAACCATGCGGCCACCCACCAGGACATCAACCGGTTCATCAGCCAGCAGTTCGCCCCGAACGGGCAGCCGGGCAGCGGACTGGTGCTGCCGTCCTATGTGCTCGACCCGACCGACCCCAAGGACCCGAACGCGACGCTGACCTGGGCCTATCAGCACGCGATTATGCACCAGAATCAGAATGCCGTATTGGGCATTGCCGGGCAGGACCTCACTGAGTTAGACTGGCAGGACGCAGAAGCCATGGCGGGCTGGTTCCAGGATCACGTTTTCGAGCACGTGCAGGCCGCCCAGAAGCTAGGAATCCCCTGATGCGCGACGAAGATTTTATTACTCTTCGAGAAACGGTGAAGTGCACGTTCGTCTACCTCTCGGATGAGCCGCTGCTGCCGATCACGCACTATGTCGGGTTCGTACCCGTAGTGAACTCGGCTGAGCCCGAGCCGAAGCGATACCAGTTCCGAAGGAGTGATTGATGGCCCAGCCCGCCCGCAAGCCAGACGAGCCCGTTGCCGCCGCTGGCGGCCACCAGTCCGTCATCCGCCGGTTCGACCTCGCGGACCTGCAGGAGCACGGCGGCTGGATCATCCCGCGCCTGCGCGAGGCGTACCCGAGCGTGCGCGAGGGCGCGCTCGCCGGCTGGCTCAAGAGCGCGATCTACTCCAACGAGCACATGTTCCTCTACTGCCCGGACGGGGTCGCGATGGCGCAGGTGCTGCGCAACATCAGCCTGGAGGCCGCCCCGTTCGTGCAGGAGCGGTTCGTCTGGGTGCGGGACAAGAGCGACCCCGAGCAGGTGCGGTCGTGCGCGCGTTTCTACGAGGAGTTCCACCGCTGGGCCAAGCAGCTCGGCTGCGAGGTCATGTTCGTGGAGGAGTCGTCCGACGTGCCGCACGAGATGGTCAAGGAGAAGGTCGGCCGGGTGTTCACTCGCACGCAGCAGTTTGTGAGGATGTAGCGTGTCGATCATCTACCGGCGAGTGAAGTACGAGGAGGCGCGTGGTGTCATCGACGCGCTGCTGCCCGCGCACCACGCCGAGTTCGGCGATGCTGACCTCCCGCTCGCGATGAACTGGGACTTCTACTGCGCTCTGGAGAAGCTGGGCCACATGTTCTGGGTGGTGGCGAGCGAAGACGAAAGGCCAATCGGGTACGCGTTCGCGTTCGTGCACCCACACCCGTCCTCGATCGGCAGTCTCGTCGGCACCGTGGCGATATTCTTCGTGGAGGAACGGCCGGGACGAGCGCTTCTCGTGCGCTCGCTGCTCGGGCATACGATCTGGCTGCTCAAGAGCTATCCGATCCGTCGCGTATACGTTCGCACCGATTACGAGCGCAGCGTCGGCCGCCTGTTGGAGCCTATCGGCTTCGAGCCTATCGATGTAGGCTACGGCATGGTGGTCGAGACCAGGGAGGCGGCTCATGCCAGAGCTTCTTGACCTTGCCCCGGCGTTCGGGGAGGCCCTCACTGGCCTGTTCGGGGCGGGTGAGGCCGCAGCGCCGGACTTGGCGGCGGGCGCGCTCAGCGGCGCGGCGACCGGCACGGCGAGCGCTGGCTTGGACCTCGCGTCGATGGCGGCTCCCGCAGGCGCTGCGGGTCTCTCGGCGGGCAACTTCGCGGCGGCCGATAGTGCGCTGCCGATGAATGCCTCGCTGACCTCTGGTACCGGCAACCTGACCGACATGGCGATGACCGGGCCGGGCATCAACCTGCCGGCCCTCGACCCGAATACCGGCATGCCGCTCTCGTCGCCCGGCACGTTCGACGCGACCTCCGGGGCGTCCGGCGGCTGGGGTGGAACAATGACCAGCGGGACTGCGCCGTCGATCACGCCAGCGGCCGACCCGCTGGCGTCGCTCGACGTGACGGGCGCGGCAGGTCAGGCGACCGGCGCGGCGACCGGCGCCACATCCGCACTGCCCGCCGACCAGAGCCTGCTCAGCAGTCTCCTGTCCGGCGCGACCAAACAGGTGACCGGCAACCCGGTCGGCCTCGCGGCGGCTACGGGCGGCCTGGCGCTCAACTTGCTCAAGGGCAACCAGACCGACCCGGCGCTCGCCCAAGAGGCCCAGCTTGCCAACTCGGCCAACGCGCAGGCCGCCCAGATGACCAAGTACCTGCAGACCGGCACCCTGCCGCCGGGCTTGCAGACGGCGGTCGACCAAGCGGTGGCGGCCCAGAAGGCCAGGATCATCTCCAATCACGCCGCGCAGGGCCAGAGTACGGACCCGACCCAGAACAGCGCGCTCGCCCAGGAATTGTCGAGCATCGATCTTCAGGCGACCGCCCAGATCGCCCAGATCGCCACCAGCCTCTACACGCAGGGCATCAACATGATGCAGATCGACGCCAGCCTGCTCAACAACATCTACCAGGCCGACGTGGCGCAGAACAAACAGGTTGGCGACGCGCTGACGAACTTCGCGAAGGCGCTCGCGCCTTCCACCAACTTGAACTTGGTCAAGGTGTGACGTGGCCGACGGCGACGCCACCACCCTGGAGCGGACGGACGACCAGCCGGTCGACATCGCGGCTGAGGCGGCCCCGCGCTTGGGCGTTCCCAGCCTGACGGCCGACATCCCGCCGGACGTGTCCGAGGGACTTGCGGGCCTGCAGCGCGATAAGCTCGCCAGGACCGAGGCGGTCGCCGAGCGCACGTTCGCGGGTCTCGACCAGGATCGCACCCGGGCGCTGCGCGCCTATGAGGCGTCGGGCGTTGGCCCCAACGACGTGCGGCCGTGGAACGCCGAGGCCGAGTGGAAGGACCGCAACTCCGACCCACTGGAGCGGTTCGGCTCGCTTGCGTCCGTGGTCGGTATCCTGGGGGCGGCCTTCACCCACCAGCCGCTGACCAACTCGCTCAACGCGTCGGCCGCCGCCATGGAGGCCATCAAGGCGGGAGACGCGGAGAGCTACAAGCGCGCGCACGAGGCCTGGAAGGACAACAGCGAACTCGTCATCAAGCGCGCCCAGATGATGCACCAGCACTACCAGGACGCCGTCGAGCTGATGAAGACCGACATGGTGGCGGGCGAGGCTAAGATGAGGGTGGTGGCCAACCAGTTCGGCGACAAGCAGGCGCTGTTCTTGACCGAGCACGGCATGAACGCCGACCTGATGACGCTGATCGAGAAGCGCAACAAGGCGAATCTCGACTACGCGGAGCACATGCCGGCCGCCATGCAGGCGGCCGAGAAGACCGCCGACCTGATGGAGAGCACCCGGGACATCCCCAAGGGCAGCCCCGAGTACGCGCAGGCGGTACACGAGTGGAACGCCCGCTGGGACCCGTACGCGACGCGTCGGGCGGGACAGACTGGTGCCGACCAGGAATTTATTCGGCATTACTATGCCGAGAAACCGAACTCCACCACGGAAGAATTTACTCAGGCGTTCGGCGAGTTCAAGCGGGGCCAGAAGCCCGAGAAGACGCTCACGCCCGACCAGGAGTTCGTGCAGCGGTTCTTCGCCGAGCACCCAGACGCCAACACGGTAGACTTCGCCAAGGCGTACGACGACTTCAAGGCGAAGCAGAAGCCGGCCGGGAACGCGCCCGTGCGCACGCCCGGCCGTGCCCAGCAGGAGGAGATCGACCGGCGCACGAAGGAGTACGAGGCTGCCGGCATGGACCACCAGGCAGCGTTCAACCGGGCCACCAAGGAGGTGAAGACCGTCAGCGCGCCGCCGATCACCGGCAACAAGCGCGAGCAGCTCGAAGGCCACGTCCAGCAGTACGACAACGCGGTCGACATCATCGACAAGTCCACCAAGGTGCTGGAGAAGTACGTGGGCGCCGCCGGCATCGCGGGCCGCATCACCCGCACCAAGGAGCGGATCGGCAACATCTTCGGCTCGAACGACACCGACCGGGTGCAGTTCATGCGCGACATCGAGCGCCTGCAGGCGATGGCCCCGCAGTTGTTGCTCGACCGGGCCGGCCGCCCGCTGTCTGCCGAGGCCGCCAAGATCACCGACATCGTGGCGGGCATCAACGCGGGCGACACCACTGCCAACACCATGCGGGCGCTCCGGGACCTCAAGGCGGTGCTGCGCAAGATGCAGGGTGATGCGAAGGGCCGGCTGGACGGCAAGACCGAGGCGCCCGCGGCTGAGCCCGCGCCGCCCTCGAATGCCGAGGCTCCGTGGCTCAATGACCCGGTGAAGTGATGCCCGAAGCCGCCCTCGACATGGACGCTGCTTCTGCGGGACTGACGGCCGATCCGGCTGTCGCGGCGTTCGTCGGGACCCCCAAGGAGCTGCCCCGGATCGCGACGCCGCGCGAGTACGAGCTGCTGCCGCAGGGGTCCGACTACCTGGACCCGGAGGGGCAGAAGCGCCTCAAGCCCTGGTCGGTCACGTCCGCCAAGGACTACGAGGAGGTGCCCGAGGGGTCCGAGTACCGCGACCCGACCGGCACGACCCGGCTCAAGCCTCGCTACCAGGGCGTCGGCATGACGGCCCAGACCCTCTACGACATGGCCCTGACCGACCGCGAGCGCGAGAAGGTCCTGGAGCGGTCCTACCCGGGCAAGGTCAGGAAGGCGGAGGGAGGCGACTACTACGTCGACGACGAAGGCACTTTGCGCAAGCCGGGCAGGGGTGTGGAGCGCGTGTTTGGCGCCGTCGCGGCGATGACAGCCCCTACCGGTTTGGGCGCCCTGGGCGCCCTGGGGGGCGGTGCGGTGGGCACGCTGGGGGGTCCCGGCGGCACCGTGGTGGGCACGATGGCAGGTGGGGCGTCCGGCTCGCTCCTGGGGCAGTCGTTCAACGACCTCGTGCTCCAGCTCGCGGGCGTGTACGACCGCACCCCCGGCGAGGAGCTGACCAACCTGGGGCTGTCGGCGGCAGCCGGCGCGTCGGGCGCGGGCGTCGGGCGCGGGATCGCCACTGTGGTGCGGGGCGCGGGTGGCGCGAGCGCGCTCGGGCAGGCGCTTCCCCAGCTCGGTGCCAAGTTCGTGGGCGCGGAGGCCGAGGGCCTGCGCACCGCACGTTCACTCGCCGACAAGGGCGTGCTGCCGCCCCCGTCCGGCTGGGCCAAGGAGGCGCCGCACATTCAGAACATCGTCGAGGTGTTCGACTCGGCGTTCCACACCCAGGAGCCGCTGCTGCAGTCGGCCACCGAGCACTATGAGAAGGGCGCCCAGGGTATCTTGCGCGATCTCGGCGTCGAGAAGCCGGGGCCGGTTGTCAAGCCGACCGCCGCCCCGTCGACCGAGGAGGCGGGCGTCAAACTTTTGGCAAAAGCCCGCGAAGAATCCACCGCCGCGGACGCCCGTTTGCGGGCCGCGCTCGACGCCCGCAAGGTCGAGGCGGCGGCCGGCACGGCCGAGCGGCAGGGCGCGCACGAGGCCCAGACCGAGACCCTGCGGGCGGCCGAGCACGAGGCCAGGGAGAAGGCTCAGGGGCTGATCGACGCCGGGTTCGCGGACATCCAGCGCGACGCCGACGAGGCCATGCGGGCCACGAAGGCGGGTCACAACAGCGGCGACCTGTGGTGGCGGGTGGGCGAGAAGCTCAAGGCAATCAAGCAGGGCATCTCCGAGCGCGCCCGCACCATGTACGACCGGGCCGACGAGCTGGCGGGCGAGCACCGGCCCGACATCGGCGGCCTGCCCGAGAGCGCGAGCGCCTTCCTGGAGCAGCTGCCCGAGGGGTTCGAGAGCAAGTACCCGACGATCGTCCGCCAACTGCGCGACCTTGCGGGCGTCGAGAAGGTCGATCCCAAGACCGGGCTGCCGACCGGCGAGTGGGAGAAGCCGCCCGTGCAGCCGACGTTCGGGCAACTGCATAACCTGCGCTCGATCCTGCGGGCCAACTACAGCAGTCTCGACCTGACGCCCGACATCAAGCAGGGCACGTTCAAGTATTTTGCCCACAAGGTCGACAACATTTTAAGTGATCCGGGCGCGACGCCCGAGCTGCAGGAGGCGGCGCGCGCGCTTAGGTCGGCGGACGACTTCTACCGCGAGTCGATGGGGCCGCTCACCGACCGGCACATCCAGGCGGTCATGAACGGCCTGGAGTCCGGGATGCCGGCCGACCCCAAGGTGCTGTTCTCGACCCTGGTGAAGGAAGGTCGTTCGGACCTGACCGCCAAGGTGCGCGAAATGGTCGGCCCGAACCTGTGGGCCGGCGTCAAGGCTGCGGACACGCAGGAGATGCTCGACGCGTCCAAGACCCTGGTGCCCGGCCAGATCGACGGGCGCGCGTTCGCCCGGCAAGTCCTGGAGCGGCACCGCGGCAACATGCTGGAGGCCGTGCACGGCCGAGAAGCGTCAGCGAAGCTGCTCAAGCAAGCGCAGGACATCGAGATGCTGGACGGGCGCCTCGACGTGAGCGTGCGGCCGAACGACACCGTGTCGGACGTGATCCGCAAGGCGAGCGAGGCCGCCCAGGCCGTCAAGGAGGCCGCCCGGCTCGATCCGATCGGCGCGTTCAAGAAAGAAATGAAGCAGATCGAGACCGAGCACCGCGCCCAGGTCGGCAAGATGCGGGCCGAGCGCAAGTCCGATCCGCTCGGCTTCCTGTACGAGCCCTCGACGCTCGCGAGTCAGGCTGTCGATAAAATTCTTGGCAGCGAGGACCTGATCCTGGCCGCCGCCGCCAAGTTTGGCGAGCAGTCGCCCGAGTTCGGCCTGATGCGGCAGCTGTGGGCGCAGCGGGTGCTGGAGAACACGTTGCGGCCGGGCGAGCGGCTCGCCAAGGTGTCCGAGGAAGTCCAGCGGGTGATGTTCCCGGGCGTGACTCTCAAGCAGATGCAGACACTGGCCAAGGAGATGGACTTCCTGCTGGACACCCGGCGGGCCGCCAAGGGGACCGCGCAGGGCATGAGCGCCATGGCCAAGGTCGAGCACCCGTGGTCGCACATCCTCGGGGGCGGGGGCCTCGTCGGCAAGGTGCTCTCGGCCCCCACCAAGGTGATCCCGGGCAGCGACGCCATGGGGCGCTTCATCCTGGGCGGCTACTACGGCCTGATCAGGAAGATGGCGACCTCGCCCGCGACCCTGCGCTGGTTCGAGAAGGGCCTGACGGGCAGCCCCGAGGAGAAGGCGGCGGTCAGGGCGGTGATCAGCAAGACCCTGCAGAAGGGCGGCGCGGTCGGGGCGGGGGCCGGCGAGGCGGCGGAGCAGCAGGGGCTGCAGTGAGCAAGCACAAGACCATCGACGACCTCGTCGCCCGGGTGATCGAGGACGCCCTCGACAAGGGCTGCAAGCTGGCCGACCGGGTCGAGGCCCTCAAGGTCGTGACTACCTACCACGCCCTCACCCTCAAGCACCGCCGGCACGACGACGGCGGGGGCGGCTTGACCTGGGAGGACATTCAGCGCGAAGTACACGGCGCTGGCGACTTGCCAGCCACGGAGGCCCAGAATGGCACCGAAGTTCGAGGTCGTGCAGGACGACGAATTGACCGACCGACCGGCGGCACGCACAGCGCCTGACGAAGTCGGCACCAGCCTGCTGCTGCTCGGCCTCCAGACGGTCGGCAAGCGGTTCGTGGCCGCGCTCGCGGACCTGTTCTGCCTGGTGACGGTCGCGAGCGCGTTCTTCCTGTGGAACGCCATCCCGAGCCCTAATGTCTACCAGATCGTCAGCCTGACGATCTACGCGGTGTTCGTGCTGGCCGCGAACTGGATCGTGAGGAAGTCATGAGGAAGTTTTTTTGGATCGTTGCGTCGGTTTGTGGGCTTGCATGGGCGCAACCGGCTCGGTCTCAGCCGCTGATGATTCCTTGCTACCCGGCAACGTCACCTACATCCGGGTGCGTGGGGGTGAAGATTTACGCAGCGCTCGGGTATCAGCAAATCACGTCGGTGTCGGCCGCTACTGGCCTGACGGTTCCAACCGGAGCCATCATCGCCGAGATATGTGTCGAGACCCAGGCGATCCGTTATCGCGATGACGGTACAAACCCGACCGCGACCGTTGGAATGCCGATCCCGGCCGCCACCTGCTTTCAATACGCGGGGCCGTTGGGGGCCATAAAGATCATCGAGCAAACTCCGAGCGCGACCATCGACGTGAGCTATTATAAATGACCCGCATTATCGCAATTTCGCTCGTATGGCTGTTTGCGCTCACAAGCGCATTCGCGCAGATCGGCCCGCCGTACGACAACCCAATTGGTCCGGGTGGACAAAGCGGCGGCGGTGGCGGAACGCCAGGGGGCACCAGCGGCCAACTCCAATACAACAATGCCAGTACGTTCGGCGGCTTCACGCTCGGCGGTGACTGCACCCTATCGCAGCCGAATATCACTTGTACCAAAACAAATGGAACATCTTTCGGCGCCCTCGCCACTGCTACTCCCGGCACTGGAGTTGCTACCGCGCTGGGCGTCAATGTCGGTACGGCCGGCGCCTTTATCGTCAACGGTGGCACGTTGGGTACGCCATCGGCGGGCACGCTGACGAATGCGACCGGTCTGCCAATCTCGACTGGTGTTTCCGGCCTCGGCACTGGCGTTGCGGTGGCGCTAGGCAATACGGCGGGTGGATCAGGCGGGTTCGCGCTGCAATCAAGCCTTGGGTCCTATCTCCTAGCCGCGAACAATCTTTCCGATCTTACCAACGCCAGCACTGCACGGACGAATCTCGGACTAGGCACCGCTGCGACGCAGAACACCGGTACGTCCGGCGGAACCCTTTGCCTGCTCAATGCGGCATGCACGTACAGTGGCAATCTGATGGTATCTTCCGCGAGCTTCGGGCTCAGCGGAAACATTTCGGCTCCTGCCTGGACTACGTCCGGCATCCGCTACCAGAATGTCGCCGCGACGCTAACCGACACGACGTCGAGCGGGACCGTCGCGCTTGCCTACACCGATGTATGGGGCGGGAACACAGTCGCGGCCTCGGCCGCTGCGACCTTCACCAATTATTACGGCAGCTTCTTCAAAAATCCGATTGCCGGAACGAACGTCACCCTCACGAACCGCTACGCGCTGGGCGCGGATTCGATCAACACGACGACGCTCGCTATTGGCGGGACGGTGACGGGGCCGGATGGTGGGACGTGGACTAGCGCGGGCATAAATCTATCGGCCGGCTCAGTCGGCGCGCCGTCGCTGACGTTCGGCGGTGACACGACGACAGGATGGTTCCGGCCTGCGGCTAACCAACTTGAAGTTTCGATCAGTGGCGTAAAGAAATTTGACTATGGTGTGACCAATTCCGGCGCGTGGACCTTTTCGGCTGCGGTTAACTTCGCGGGGAATGTGGGCAGCAATGTTCTTAATACCGGTAACCCATTTTCTGTAGGGCTTTCTGGCTCTAATCCGCAGTTGCAATTCAACTTCAACGGCGTAAAGACAATATCCACGTCAAACATCGGAATGTTTGCATTTGGAGGAACCACAAGCTCTTTTCCCGGGCTTAAGCAATCGGGTACTAACCTTTTGGTGAGGCTTGCAGACGACAGCGGGGATGCAAATATTTCCGCCAATCTTTTGCAACCGCATGGGTTTACTGTATCTACTCTGCCGGCGTCGCCAACAACTGGCTCGATTGCTTATGTGACTGATGCGGTGGCATGCACATTCTTGGCTACGTTGACGGGGGGCGGAACAACGTATTGCCCGGTGACTTACAACGGAACTGCATGGGTGGGCGGATGATCCTACTTCCCGCACTCCCGGTACTCCATCGCGATCAGGTCGCGCCCGCGCAGGTAGACCATGGCGTCGGTCAGTTCGCCGAGGCGGGCTTGCAGCGGGGCGGAATACCCCGCCCACAGTGCGGCCGTGGCGTCCTCGGTGGACTTCGCATCGAGCCGGCCCCAGGCATAGCCCTTGGGCTTGTGGAACCCGAGCCACGCCTGCGGGGCGACGCACAATTGATCCTCCGGCAGGCCGAGCCAAAGCGTGCAGGCACTCTTGCACGATCCGATGATGGCGACGTACTGGCCGTGATCCCGGTAGGAATGGAAATAGCCGCCTTCGTCGGTCATGACGCGGACGATGGCGGGCGGGGCATCAAGGGGCATGGCATGAAACTCCTATGGGCGGCGGTCTGTGCCTTGGCATTGTGGCCCATGTCGGCCCTCGCCGACAAGGCCCCGAAGTGGACAGCGCAAGAGGAGACCGGGCTGTACTACTTGCTCGACACCCTGATCTCGACCAAGGCGTGCGGCAACGGTTGCATCGCCGATGCGCAGTATTTCCGCAACAAGCTGATCCAGGCGCCGCAGGTCGAGGATAAGCCGCCGGCCGTTAAGCCGAGCGAGGGGGCGCCAGAGCAATGAGGCGACTTCTACCCGCCCTCTTCGCCCTTGCGCTGCTGGCCTCCCCGGCTGGCGGTCAGCCTGTGCAGCAATCGGGAAGCGTGACACCTGGCCACGTAAGTACGTGGGTCACGAATGGCGTCATCGGAGACGGCGGCGCTGTCACGGCCAACGACTCCCTGTCGGGCGGTTCCACGACCTCAATCGCGTCCGGCAGCACGTACTACTGCGCCACCGCCGGCTGCGCCACCTCGGCGGCGATTGCGTCCACGGTGCCGTTTACCGGGACGGCGGTTAACCTGAACGTCGCCGTAAGCACCGCACCGGGCGCTGGTCAAACCGTCACCGCGACGCTGATGGCCGGCCCGTATGGCGCGCTGATCGCTACCAGCGTGATTTGCCAGATTTCCGGCACGGCCACGTCATGCCAGGACACGACGCATCAAGTTAACATCGTCGCGGGACAAGCGTGGTCTGTCCGTCTTGTCACCAGCGGTTCGGCTATGGGCACTGGCGGAGAGACGTTCGGTTTGCAGTTCATCAGCGCTGTCCCACCGCAGCCCACTTCACCGTATGTGCTGCAATCGGGTAACATAACGTCGGGCCACTTGACGGCGTGGATTACAAATGGCGTCGTGGGCGATAGTGGCATTGCACTTCCGTCTCTCCCGGGTTCTCTACTCGCAACGCTCACGTCCCCGCCCGCGTTCGTAATCGGTGATGCCGCATGCTTCGCCAATACGCTAGGAGTGCTTCAGGATTGTGGAGTGCCTAACGGAAACGTGCGCGGTCCAAATAGCTCTGTCAACGGCAACCTTGCATCGTTCAACGGTACGGGTGGAGCGACTATCCAAGACAGCGGCATACCCAGCACCCTGGCGGGGTCCTACATTGTAGGTCCAAACTCTGTTACTGGAACTAACAATTCCTCATTTAGTTGCGCAACAATTACGAATCGATCCAACACTGGTAGCGCTATGAGTGATACGCTGCCGACATCTCCATCGGCAAATGGATGCGTCTATTTCATCAGGAACAATGATGCATCAGCATTTTATATCATAGCCGCTAGTGGCGCGCCTCAGTTAGATGGTGTGACTAATGGCTCCTTCGGTCTTAGCCCCGGTCAGCAGGCCGCAATCCAATCTAATGGAACAAACTATACCACTGTCTTTAAACCAATACAGGTAGCCCCGCCATTTGATCCAACTTGCGTTCCATGGGTCGCACACGCTTTTACCATGTTTCCTGCGGATAGCGTTAACATTACCAACCCCACTCCGCAAACAAACGGTTTGGTTGGAGAAATTAGCAGTCTGCCGTACACGGTGCCCAGCAGTAAGAAGTTGGTTCTAAATTATCTCTCAATCCAAGGCAACACGGGCGCGGCTATGTTCCCGTGGGTAGGTTCCGGATCATTTGTGGCCAACGTGGTCATCCAAACCTTTACCGCTCCGACAGTTACTACATCAGGTACCTTGCCTGGTACTAGGGAATGGAAACCAAATTTTATATTTCCAGCGGGAGTTATTTTGAACTTAACCATGGAGCAATTTGGACAACCAGCCAATACAGTCTACGGCTGGACCATGGGAGGCATGTTATGCGCGCTCTGAGTCTAATGACATTATTATTTCTATTGTACTCACCAGCGGCACTTGCCTCTTGTGTTCCTTGGATTGCGCATGGCGAAACTTTACTGACCGCCAACACGCTCCTAACTAACCCAGCTCCGCAATTGAACGGCTTGCAAGGAGAGTTTGCGAGTCTCCCTTACACGGTCCCGTCGAATAAGAAACTAACGGTGAATTACTTAAGCCTCGAAGGCATCACCGGAGCGACTATATATGTGTGGGTAGGGTCCGGTTCGTTCGCCGCGAACGTAGTCATTCAGGGATTTACAGCTCCTGCGATTACAGGAGGGGCAGGCACCGGTCCTGGAACCCCAGAATGGGGGCCAACTTTTGTATTCCCAGTATCTACAATAGTTAACATAGAATTGCTTGGTTCTCAATCTCTTGTTTACGGATGGGTTATAAGTGGTACCCTGTGTGATGTGCCATAGGTGGGCGACCTTAGATTATGACAGACTGGAACGCCGCCCTAGACGCCGCCAAAGAGGCGGTCCCATTCGCGGCTGAGCAACTCGACGCGCTGAAAAGGCGACCGCCCGCGTGTCTGCACCCGGAACTGACGTTCGACTCGGGCGACTACTACGTCCTATGTCACACCTGCAACTCCCGATGGGTGCGGGTAAAGATCGGCGGCCTGGAGTCGGGAACTGACCGTGAGGGACGGCAGGTCGGCGGTGACTCGTCCGCGGCAAATATCGGCCAGGCGTCCGGGCTGTCGGGACACAGGAGAGTGGAGCCGAAATGATGGCATGGACCCCAATCGTCGGCCGAAAGTTTTCGGCAGCCGAGTTCGACGCCTACCTGCGGACGTTAAAGTTCAATTCGTGGCGCCCAGCATTTGTAACCGTCCACAACACCAGCTCGCCGACGCGCGCACTCTATACCGCGTGGCAGCAGCGCAACCCACCGGTGACGATGGAGCGCTGGCTGCAGAACCTCGTCGGCTACTACCGCGACCAGCAGCACTGGAGCGCGGGACCGCATTGGTTCGTGGCCAACGACGGCATCGGGGTGTTCACGCCGCCGACGCATCCCGGCGTACACACGCCGTCATGGAACGCGATCAGCCTGGGCGTGGAGACCATCGGGGAGTTCGAGACCGAGCCGTTTGACGGCGCCGTGCGCGATAACTTGATCTCCTCGCTCGCCTCGATCCACTCCGCGCTCGGCCTCAACCCGGCCGACTACGCGCTCGGCCGCCACGGCCTGCACTTCCACAAGGAGGATAGGCGCACCACGCACCGGACCTGCCCCGGTCGGCACATGGTCAAGGCGGACCTCGTCGCCGCCGTGGTGGCGAAGATGGCGGAACTTCACCCCGGCGATCACGACCCGGCAAGACCCGCGGAGCCAGCGGCATGACTTGGTGGAACATCGTTTGGTTCGCGCTTGGGTTCGGCGCCGTTCTCGGGTTCCTAGTTGGCTTCGTTATCGGTAGGCTGACCAGGAAACGGTAATGCCAGATTACCAGTTTCGCTCTGACGGATGTTCGTTCCTGCTTTCGTGGTCGTGGTGGACGCTGTTCGGTCACGGACCACCGTGGGAGGGTTGCTGCGACGCGCACGACAAGATGTACTGGATGGGCGGCACGCGGGATGATCGTAGGAATGCCGATAAGCAGCTTCGCCTCTGTGCTGAACGTTACGGGCATCCCTGGTGGGGTGCCGTGATGGAATGGAGCGTTTGGGTCGGAGGCGTGCCGTGGCTGCCGACCCGCTACCGCTGGGGCTACGGTTGGCGCTTCCGATGGCTCAACGGCTATGGTAAGTTGGCCCGCAGAATTCAACAGGAGAGAACACCGTGAACCTCCCAACCGTTGACGAGGCTCTAGCCTCGGGGCGCCATGTCGTTTCAGTCGCGATGGGTGCCGCTACTGCGTTCGGCATCATGAAGGTGCAGGGCGTAGACCTCTCGGTGGTGAGCACTTCGCTCGACCACATCTTCAACGGCATCAAGGAAATCAGCGTCGGCCTAGGGCCGCTGATCGCGATCGGCATGGCTTGGTGGGCTTCGCGTAAACAGAGCGCGGTTGCGCAGATTACGGCTGCTGGAAATGTTCCAGGCGTCAGCGTCAATGTTGGCCCAACTGCGCCTGTTGAGGTTAAGGCGGTGGCCGCTGATCCTTCGCAGCCGAAAGTGGTCAGCGTTGATCGCGCAGGCAACCCTGCGACATAAAAGTCACACTTCAAAAGAATTTGCGTTTGCGGGTTGCGCCAGCGCTGAATCGCGGCTTCAAATCCCCATGCCGCCAAGGGGGCGGATGGAGGACACCATGAAACGCTATCTACTCACTGGAATGGCCTTGCTGGCCCTAGTCGCGCCCGCCTATGCGGCCGATTTGCCGCCGCCTATCCTGAAGGCCCCGCCCATCGTGGGCTATCCCTACACCGGCTCTGGCGTCTACGCGGGCATCGGCGCCGTAGGGGCGGTCGCCAACGTCGGGACGGCCGACGCGCTAGGCAATACGCAGCTTGCCGCGCTTGGGGCCGCGCTCGAACTGACCGCCGGATATCAGTTCGGCCTTGGGGCCAATTGGGCGGCGGTTGAAGTCGGGCTGCAATACACAAACATTGGGGCGACGACCGTCGTTCCGGGCATTCTGCCGGGGTCTACGGCGGTGGGCTCCGTCAACTCGAAGTGGGGATTTGAGGAACGGGCGATGTTCGGCTTCCCGATCCAATCCGTCCTGGCAGTCTTGCCGAATCTCAACGTTGTGTTTCCGGGTTTGCCCGCCTTGCCGGCCGGCGTCACTCCCGCCAACACTACGCAACACCCGTACATCTACGCCTTCCTGCGGGAGGACGACGTGACAGCGGTCCTCGCCATGGCAAACGGAGCGGCGTCGTTCTCAGGCCAAGCTTGGCAAATTCAGCCCGGCATCGGTGCAGGCATTCGGCAGCAGTGGACAAATGGCCTCGTGGTCGACACGTCAGCCGGCTGCACCTTCGCAGGAACCGGGTTTACCCTTGGCGGGCCTCCTGGTATGGGTGGGGCCTCAGCCAATCTCGGGCGCGATTGCCGGGCAAAGGTCGGATTCCTGTACTGATTATCCCCATCACTGTTTCGGCCCCCCGAACAGTGACAAACTACGGGCGCCAAATCCCACGTTGGCGCCCGTAGCCATTTTGACAAATCTTTATTCGTTGGCTATATGGGTTGAATGCCGACGCGGACGCGATCAGGGTGAAGATGGCCCTCAACTGGCGAGCATGGCGTCGCGGGTTCGGCCTATTCCTCGCATGGTCGGCCGTGATACTCCTGATCGCGTGGGGCTTGGCGTCGTGCAGCATGTGGCTGTGGCCGGCGGATGCGGCAGCGCGGCGCCAGTGCTGGTTTTGCTACGTGCCCCCGCATGCCGCTCGGCATCATCAGCATCGGCTGCGGCGTGACCGTCGCGAAGAGCCGGTGAATTGCGACCAGATACGCAAGGACTTTGGTATTCTTGCGGCGGACCCCGACCCTAAAAGATTGCCGGGTGTTGTAAGAAGCCTGGGCTCGGCGCGGTGCGCGGCAGTTGCCCAGTGCATCGATCAGAACGAGGCGATCTTTTGCCGCCCGAAAGACGCTCCATGAGCGCAGTCAACGGGGTGCCCGGGAAGTGGAGCACGATCAACATAACGGTTGCGGCGTTGACCGCGCTCAGCGCAAGCCTCGTCATCATTACGGGCGTGGTGGCCTTCATCGGTGGAGCGATGATGTCGGCTGTGGATCGGCAGCACATCGAGGCGCTCCAAAGCAGCTACTACAGCTTGGCAAATAGTTTCACGGAAATGAAGGGCGACGTTAAACGCATGCAGGGCGACATCAGCGAAATGAGGCAGAAGAGGTAAACATGGATCAGCTCGTCATTGCCGCACTCGCGGTGAACGCTCTGGCGACTGTCGGCGTGCTGCTCCTGGAGTGGAGAAATTCCCGCAACATCCAAACCATTCATCTCGCTACCAACAGCATGCGCGAGGAATTGGTCAAGGTCACCGCATCGGACTCGTTCCAGAAGGGCGAGGCGCATGAACGGGCTCAATCACGTCCGTAATTTTCAGCGCCGCAACCCGGCTCCCAACAGCACCAAATAGACGCTCGCGGCGCACAGCAGCCCGAGGCCGACCGGGACGATCAGCGGCAGCAGCACGGCGACGTGGTGCATGAGGGCGTCGAGGTCGGCCGGTGGCATCACGACCCGTGCCTCGCCTGCACGGCCCTGGCGATCTCCCGGATGGACTCGGACTTGGCGAGCGCGTCCGTGACCATGTCGAGCAGCCCGTCCCCCTCCCGCCGGAACGCGTCGGTCACGACCTTCATGGACGCCTGGGACGCCAGCGCGTGGTCGACCGCCCGCTGGGCCTCCTCGCGGAACGGGCGCCCCACGTCCTCGATCAGCTTCTCGATGTCCTGCTGGGTCTGCTGAGCAGTGGCCACCGCCCTGGCCGCCAGGGCGTCCAGCTCGTCGGCGGTGAGATAGTGCGAGTGTTTCGCGGCTGCCGCCACGGTGTCGGCTGTCAGGTCGTTCATGCTTGCATCACCTTCTGACGCACCTCCGCCAGCTTCCTGGCTCGCTCAGCCGCCGACAGGCGGGGCAGCGGGAAAGCGATACGGCGGGCGATCATGCGCTCAAGCAGGGCCAGCATCTGGTGCGCGTGCTCCACGTCCATCGGAGCCCCGCTGGGCTCCGTCCCGAGCGTCCAGCACCGCACCGTCGCGTGCGGGCGATCGAGCCAGCGAGCGAGGTCGGCAACCGTGAGGTTGCCGCCCCGCATCGCTCTCTTCAAGCGGGCCGAAAACGAGGCCCCGCCCGCCGAAGCCCTCTTGGGGCGAAGGCGGGTCATCTTCCGGCAGCCGGTCCGAACAGGCCGTCCAGCTCCCGGTCCAGATCGGCGCCGGGTGCCGCGCCGTCCTGCATGCCGAACTGGGGCTGGGCGCCGGTCGGAGGCTCGCTCGGCCGGAAGGGAGCAGCCCCGCCTGCGGCGGGCTGGCCACCGCTGGCAGCCGCCATCTCGGCAGCCGTCCTGCGGCGACGGCGCTGCCCGCCCTGCGGGCCGGGCGGGTCAGAAGGGGATGCAGCCTGAGCAGGGTGGGCGGCTGTCGTTGAGTGGGAAGGCATCGCCGCGTTGGTCGACTGGCTGACCGCACTCTGGGCAGATTCCCGCGGAGGCAAAGGGCGCGGCTGCTCCTGGGCCTGCTGCGGGGCCGGCAGGGCGGCTCCCGCGGGCGCCAGCGCGATCGGCTGGTCGTTGCGGCCCACCAGGTTGTCGGTGGCCTTGTCGGCCCGCAGCTTCTTCTGCACCCCGGCCATCGCCTCGTCGATGTAGTTGACGGCCGAGAAATTGAGGGTGCCCTGGCTGACGAACCAGATGCGGGTGACGACGTGCTCGGGGCCGACATCGCCCTTGAACTTGGCCAGGTACGCCTGCAGGTTAGACAGGCTGTTGGGCGGCACCCGCAGCAGGAACGCCATCTCGTCCCCGACCGGCACCACCGCGAGCTTCTGGTACTTGCCGCACGCCGGCACGCCCTTGCCGGACACCTTGCTGGTGGCCGAGCCCCACACGGCCCACTTGCAGCCAAACTGGCCGGTCGGGTCGGGCGTGCAGGTGCGCGCCTGCGGCTCGCCGGCCTGCCGGCTGGGCGCTACGCCGTTGTCCGACCAGCACTTGGGCGGCGGCCAGCTCGTCGCGTTGGGGTCGAACGCGGCCCCGAAGTAAATCTTGGACTCGTGGTCGCCCACGTCCACGACGCAGCAGTCGAGGTAGACGCCGAGCTTGGGGTCGTGCGTGGTGACCTGCTCGTCGGTCCCGACCGCGTCCACGAGCGTGAAGCGGTTGCCCATCAGGCTGACGATGGGCGGGGAGCCGGCTCCGATGTTGGCGAGGGCACGCTGGGCGAGCCCGCGCGACGGGAGGTCGCGCAGGTGGGCGGGGAGCTGGTATTCGGTCATCTTAGGCTTCTCCTGCTAGTTCATGGATGAGCTTGGCCGCCGCCTGGCGGTTGCCGGGGACGTTGTACCAGCGATTCAGGCCGCTGGGGTGGGGGACGCGGTGCCACTCGGTGCCGAGGCACTCTCGGTGCGCGCCCAGGACCGGCACGTCGGCGGGGAGCCGCAGTGCCCGCCACACCTGCGCGCCCAGGACGATCGTAACGCGGCCCGTGGCGACTCGGTGGAACTCTGCCGCCGCCTCGCGCGCCGCCGCGGCGCTCCAGGCTCGTCCCGCCACCAGGTTGCGCCGGTCGTACGCGTTCAGGTAGTCGTGCGCGCAGTCGGCTTCCCAGCGCGCGTCGTGCTCGCACAGCATCGAGTAGATTCGGTGGCCGGTGCACCCGTCGGGCCACGGCACGAGCGCGTCGTCCGGGTTGCTCGACAGCGGGTTGTTCATGCCTAGGAGGATGGGCCTAGCGCTCACGTCCGCCTCACGTTTACGCGCTGGAACCACCCGATGGTGACGCCGGGGGGCGGTGCGCCGGCATGGTCCTGCATGTACTGTCGCGTTGCCTCTTTCTGTATCGATGCCAGCAGCATCTCGTTGCCGTAGGTGTCCCAGTTCTCGTTGACGAAGTCGAGGTACTTCTCGCGGTCCTCGATCTTGAGGTTCATGATGGTCGAGATGTAGGCGGTCCCCGAGTCGGCCCGCACGCTGTCGATCTTCTGCTGCAGCATGAACGCCTGCAGCTGGTCCTCGATCTCGGACAGCCGGTCCTTGGCGCCCTTGAGGTGCTCGCCGAACCGCTTGGTCTCGGCCTTGACCCAGTCATCGAGACGGATGTGCTCGGCCACGAGGGAGTCGGCGGTCGGTTCGTTGCTCATCGTCGCAGCACCGCTTCGACTAGCTGTTTCGCTTCTGGTTTAGCCGGCCAGCTTCCAGGCCAGATTAGTTTATACTCGTCGATCAGGCGCTCGCATGCCATATCGACTGTCCATTTACAAAACTTGCATTGGACATAATCCTGATCTTTGCAGTGCTTTGGGCCAATACAATAAAATATCACGTGCTTATCCGGTTGACACATACAGCCCTACATCTTGTGTCAGCGAATGCGCCACGCGATGACCATGCATCGCCAGCCCAGCCGCAGCATTTCTCTAGCGTTCATGCGGAATTGGACGTGAGTTTCGGGATTGAGGCTCGAAACTTTGAACATTCCGCCGCCGTAGCTGATTTTTGGGCCAGTAGGGTGCCAAAAAAGCGTCGCATCCTTCGGCCACGGAATGTCATGCTCAGCGAAAGCGGCTCTGAGGTTTGCTTCCCGTTGCGTCAACATCTAGTGGGTCTCCCTGTTTGTGTGTGTCAACCGGATAAGCACGAAATATCATATCTCCCCCTTCCTGACCATCTCCAGCAGGACGCCCTGCATCGACGTGTTGGTCTCCAGCCGCCGGTATATCTCGCGCTCCAGGGGATTGCTGACGATCTGGTATATCGTCGTCGGGTACTTCTGACCTGGTCGATGTACGCGCTTGTTCCCCTGTATCCACAACTCGCCCTTCTCGGTCGGCCCCGCCCAGATCACTGTATCGGCTACCACGAACTCGTTGATGCCGTGCGCGGTGGTCTGAGGGTCACACAGGATAACGCGTATCTTGTCATCGTTGGCGAATCGCTGGATTACATCGGGTCTCTCCTTGGCGGGGATTGCGCCGTTGATCGACTCACAGCCCCATCGTTTCGATAATCGCATCTTCAAGATATTCAAGACGCTTGTCAAGGGGATAAAAATGACCACCTTCCGGGTGGTGCTGTCAATGATGGCCTCGATCTCCCGCATGCGAGGCTCGGCGTCTACGGTGTGGTACGTATGATCGTCATCATAGATCGCCCCGAGCGATATTTGCAGGAACTTGCCACGTGCCACCCCCTCGTTGACGGGGTCGATCGTCTTGCCCGACTTGAGGACGATTTGCAGGTCGCGCTTGAGCGTGGCCATCTGCTGCTTTTGCTCGGCTGTCAGCTCCACCGAGCGCATCTGCATCGTCATTTCTGGCCCTTGCCAGACTTGAGCTATGTCGAATCGAATAGCCGGGATCAACAACTGACGTGCTGCCTCATACCCACCTTTTTTGGGGAACCAGCGAAACGAGAACTGATTGGGCTTGAACATTGTCTCTTGTTGGAATGTCTTGAATGACTTACCGTGTGCGTTGTTCATCAATTTGGCAAGTCCGTAGGCGTCGGTCGGGGCCTGTGGAGTGGGACTGCCGGTGATCTCCCACAAATAAGGGCGCTTGCCGATGATCTCGCGCGCCAGGCGGTGCCGCTTGGTGCTGGCGTCGCTATAACCTGATGCCTCGTCGACGATTACCAGCTTGATGTCCTTGCGCTCGGCCAAGTCCTTGGAGAACCCATCGAGGTCGAAGCGCTTGCGGGTGTGTGCGCCCACGCCCACACCGTCAAAGTTGATGATCGAGAAGTCGGCCTTCTTGGCCAATAGCGTGCGGCGTTTCTCGGCCGAACCAGTGAGAATCTCGAACGATCGCTTTCCCAGAAAATTTTTCCACAGCGCCTGTGCCCACACATCCTCCAGGATCGTGAGCGGCCCGATGATGAGCGCTCGAAAGTCCTTGCCGAAGCCGCGCATCAAGAAGTCGGCGGCCCACAAGGCAGAAAGCGTTTTCATCGTACCTGGATCGCTAAGGTTGAAACACCTTGGGTGTAAAACCTGAAAATTCGCCATCACCCGCTGGTGCGCCAGAGGCTTGCGGCCGGGCTCGATCGGCCAGTCGTAGTTGGCGTCCGTCATCACGGGCGCGACCGGCAGGTCGAAGTGCCTGAGTATCTGGGAATTGCGCAGCGTGCGGGGCACAGCGATGTACTGGCCGTTGACGGCCTTCGCCTCCGGGATCGCCTGCAGGACGAAGGGAGACTGGCTCTTATAGATGAGCAGATTCCGAGTCTGGTCGTGGTAAAAGTTAGACATTGAAAGCTGCCACGCGCCGTCGAATATCATCCTGTGACTTAGAATCATTCTCGGCTACGATAGTCCGAAATCCTTCTTCGTACGCCGCTTGTGCAGTTGTACCAGTGCCGCCAAAAGGATCGAGCACCACGCCGTTTGGTGGCGTCACTAGGCGCACGAGCCAGCGCATCAGCGCGAGCGGCTTAATAGTCGGGTGCTTGGAACCGCCGCGCTCTGCCTTGCTAGCCTTCGCGCAGTAATAAAAGCGATCGACGCCGACCAACTCGCGCCGCTGTCCCGGCAGCATCGCGAAATTAGTACCGCCGTGCTCGGTGTAGCGTGTATCGGCGGTAGCCTCGCCATCGCGAAAAGTATTGAAGAACCGTGCAGCGCTGCCCGCATCCCCGCGCTTAGCGAACGCCACGCGACCGAACTCGCCGTAGCACGCGGTGTTCTCATCACCCGTGCGCGATGGCTCTGTGCCGCGCACATCACCCTGCTGTCCCTTCGATTTAGGAAACCCACCCAAAACTTCGTCGCTGCCATCGTGCACGAGGTTCGTGGGCCAGCGACCAAGGTCCGTAGTACCAATCGCTTTTGAGGATTGCAACGAACCGTCGACACGACCCGAGAAAGCGTTACCAGCGTACTCGACACCATCGCGCAGCGGATGAACTTCTCGCTTCGGACGGCCTTGTGCTTCGACGCGACACGCGTCGATGTTCAGTGCGCCAACTCCGTGCGTCGCAAGATTATTTTCAAACGTACCATCGAGCGGTTTGCGAGCAAGCGCGATCGGCTCAGACGCCGGTTTGAGCGTCGTGCCCCACCCGTCCCACGTGCCATCGAAATTCTTGCCCTTCGGCATGCCCTGTCCGTGCAACCACTGCACCATGTCGAATATTTCGAAGCCAGCATCTTCAATCGCGCAACCAAGACGGTGGTACGTGCGCGTTCCAGAAAAAGCCAAAAGATATGCGCCGGGTTTCATTGTTCTTAAAATTGCCTTCCAATAAAGAGCGCTTGGAACGCCGTGATCCCAGAGCTTGCCCATGAAATTTAAGCCGTAAGGAGGATCAGTAATGGTGGCGTCAATACATGCTGGACGCATAGATGAAAGCATCTCAAGGCAATCTCCTGGATATAGGTAGATGCGATTTTTTATGAGAATCTCAATCATTGCGGCAGTAGCTCGCGCGCCACTTCTCGATCTCGCTAATAACCTTCTCGGCCGTCCCCCAGAATGCCTTCCCGCCCGCGGCTGTCACCTCGGCCATCCGCCTGTACTGCAGCTTGGTCGGCTCCTTGCCGTCTCGCTTGACCTCAATGCCGACGAACACACCTTGCTCGCCGCAGACGGACACGCACGCCACGATGTCAGGAACACCTGACTTACCGTAGCCAGCCATCAGGGGCTTGAAGTACCAGGCACCTATTCGGTCGAGGTACTTCGAGATGTCAGCTTTTTCGTATCCCTCTGGGGTGCGCATTTTTGTTCCTCGAATGCCGCTCGCAGTTTTTTCTGCATGGGTGTCGGATTGTCGCCCACCAGCTCTAATGCTCGCTTGAGGATCACGTCAGACCAGCGGCGCACCGCCGTCTCGGGCGAGTCGCCGACCGCCAAGTTGGACGCCCGCCCGGCCTCGGCCAGCACCTGGGCCATCGCCTCGGCGTACTCGATGATGCCCCGCTGGGTCTGCACCACCTTGAGGTAGTGGGCGACCATGTCGTCGGTGAAGGGGCCGCTCACTGCTGGCTCCTGTTGTACTCGCAGTCGAGAACAGGACACCATTTGCACAGCGGCCCTTCGACCTTGTCGAACCACCCCCGCTCGCGGTCGCTCAGGATCAGGGCTACCAGCCGGTTAATCTCGTCCCAGGTGCGCGCCGTATCGGTCAGATCGTACGGCGGCCCCAGGCGGTTCTCGGCCAGCCACGCATAGCGGCCGACGATCTTCCGCAACTGCGGGAACTTGGCCTTCAGCAGGACCGCGCCGATCTCCAGCTCGAACGCGTCCTCGCGCGGCTTACCGGACTTCCAGTCGACCATGTAGGCGGTCTCGCCCTCGACGATCGGAGCGTCGATCTTGCCGCGGCCGTAGACGTTGTTGTCGAAGAACCCGGTGGCCTTGCCGTCACGCGTGATGCCCAGCTTGATCTCGGGGTGCACTTTGCGATTATCGAACGACGAGGCGAAGTGTTCCCAGGGCATGTCGGCCGGCAGCGGCTGACACTGGCGTCCCAAGCGCCGCTCGAAAGCCTTGTGCACGTCGTCGCCCCGCTTGGTAGCGGCGGTGCCGGTGAACGGGATATGCTTGTACACGTAGCGCTCGGCTGCCTGGTGGGCGCAGATGTCCCGGTACGTCTTCAGCATCGTGAACGACCAGATAAGCGGTCGGCGGTCCAGGAATGCCGGGAGTTCGAGAGTGTTCACTCTGCCGCCTGCCTCTGCTCCGCCCGCACCCGCCTGCGTAGCGCCCGCACGATCTCGTCGAACACGCTCGCCCAGTCCTGCCCCGGTCCCTGGTTGAACGTCCGGTGCTTCTTGTACCACAGGATTCTCTCCCCGCGCGGACCAAGCCTATAATCTCTGCCGAGGAATGAATACGGTATCCAGACTTCCTTGCCGGCTAGCCCGGCGATGTGCCCGAGGGCCGACTCGCAGCATACCACGAGGTCGAGGTCGCGGAGAATGTCGAGCGTCGCCACCACGTCGACCAGGTAGCCCGACAGGTCGCGGATCACCGGGGCGGCGCCCGCGTCGTGCAGGTCCTTGGCGCGCTCGCCTGCCTGCAGGCTGTAGAGCTGCACGCCGGGCGCCCGGTACAGGTCGAGGAACTGCTGCACCGGGATCGACCGGTACTTGTTAATGTCGTTCTGGGTCGAGCCCGCCCACGCGATGCCCACGTGGAGCAGCCGATCCGGCACCTTCCAGTTGGCGGGCGTCTCGTAGACCGGGTAGTCGATGGCGGGCGCGTTCCTGATCTCCTGGTCGGTCAGCCCGAGCGCGAACGGGAGGCTGACGAACGTCGTCCAGGCATCCGCCTGCGGGAAGCTGATGCCGGCCTGCGGGACCACGTTGACGTTGGGCAGGTGCGCGAACGCGTGGTTGAACAGCCGCAGCAGCTCGGACGGGATGCTGACATGGACGTACTTGCAGCGCTCGGCCGCGGTCGCCACGAACCGCGAGTACGACAGCGTGTCGCCCAGCCCCTGGTCGGCCACCAGGAATACGGTCTTATCGCGCTCGCCCGTCCACTTGGGGTACGGGTAGAGCAGGAAGTTGGTGAGCCGGTAGGGATAGCGAGCCTCGAAGTGGCGAAGGCCCTTCTGGTACTGACCGTCGAACAGGTAGGCGAACGCCGCCGCCATCCCGACGATCGCGTTGGCGGGCTCCAGTGCATAGGCCCTGTCCGCGCAGGTGACGCTGGCGCGCTGGTCGCCCAGGATGCCGTGGATCAGGCTCAGGTTCATCCACGCGTACGCCAGCGTCGGGTCGAGGTCGACGGCCTTCTGGGACCACTCCAGGGCCTCGCGGGTCTCGCCCGCCCGGTGCAGGCACCAGCCGATGTTGCACATCGTCTTGGCGCGCTCGGTCTGGTCGGGGATGTCGCACTCCAGCGCGCGCCGGTAGCACGCGACGGCGGCCTCCACGAGGCTGAGGTCGGAGTCGTTGTTGCCGGCCTGGTAGAACGGGAGCCAGTAGGTGGGGTCCGCGTAGCAGGCGGAACTGAATAGTTGGAAGCCGTTGTTGGCCCCCTTCGGGTTGGTCTTGTCGTTGACGCTCGCGACGGCAGCGTTGTAAAGTTGGACGGCAGTCGGACGGTCACCCACGTCTAAATTCTCCGCTCATTTTGGCGCATGTTAGGCAAGAGCGTCGTAACAGTGATCGTTTTTGACCGGTTCCCAACTGCACTTTTCGCAGATGATTCGATCCTTCCCCTCATTGTCGGTGCACGTCATAATACGCATGCGACCGCAGTTCGGACAATCGTCCCCGGTGTAGTTGCCATAAGCCCACCAGTGATAATCGAGCATCGGCATGGCACATGTCATCTATGTCTGCCGTCAATCGGCTCAAAGTCCAAGCCCATTGACGTTGTGGCTTGGAAGATAATTCCAGGCGCCGTCATCGCGCTAGCACATTCTTCGGCGTTGCCTGTTTCCATCCAATAAGTTCGAAACTCGTATAGAGAACAGCCTATTTTGCGAGCGGCCTCCTTCTGGCTTTTGGCTGCAATGACAGTTCGCACTTGTCCGCCATGCTCGCGGCAGCGCTTCGGATTCATCATTAGTCCACCAAAAACCTTCATGGCTTTATCCGCTCTTCGCTTATGTCTGCCTACCAAGTCCATCTTTGAATCGGGAAAGCCAATTTGGCCATCCACCGAAAGGGATATGGCCCACGGTGCATGAACCATCCCGGCTTTTCAAGGCGACACCACCAGCCACCGTTGCCTGAGAAAACGCTTATCGTTCGGCCTGCGCGCATGGCGGTCTCTATTTACATGCGCCGAGTTCAGCAACGTTTTCTGTCTGAACTACAGGGCGGAATTTATGTGCGTCAAGCGACCACTCCTGTTCATCGCCGTCGCTCCATGGAATAGATGGGTTTGGAAGCTCAACCAACCGGATACCATAGCCGGGAATGTTCGGCTCTTGATGGATCGACTCAACGGTATAGACCTCGTTCAACTTCGGGCGAAGCGGCATGTAGGGAGCCGTTTCTGGATTGATCGAATCATCGATGCAGACGACTTTCTGGCCTATTTTGAACATCGGTTCCTCGATCATTCATCAGCATCTATGGTTGACCCATCGTCGGTTTCCAAGCCATCCACATCGCTAATAAAAATCTCAAGCGCGTCAAGGTGAGGTCTGACGCTGTCCGGCAAAGTGCTCCAATCTGTAAAAATCGTCATGGTCCCTCGCGATCGTCAGGTACATGCGCTACAAAGGTGAGCCCGCCGGCCGGCCGTCCTTACGGGTAGGCCCCACCGCCCATATAGGGCGCTGGAAAAAGGATCGACGGGCTCGCCTTCATCGCGCTTGTTCATCAAGACATGCCTATCCGGTTTTCACCCATGACCACTAACCGTAGGGTGCTGCCACGTTCCCTTGTAGAGCCCGTCATAGGTCGGGCTTTCGCCGTTCGCGCCGATGCCGAGCAAGCTGCGAAAGGCGTTGAACGGGTAGAAACGGCGGTTGAAGCGAAAGGCGAACTCGTTGAGGTAGGCTTGCAGATGCTTCGGGCTGACCGCGCCGTGGTGCGTGCCTTGCAGCCACGCCTTCAGGTTCGAAAAGACCAAGTGGACAATGGGCAGATATTCTTCGGCCACGTCGGGCTTGGAGGCTTCGACCACCGGCAGATGCTCGTACCCGCGATCGGCAAGCGAATTGTACCCGCCCCAAGCGTCCGTGATGACCATCGCGCCGGGGTAGACGGCGGATTCCACAAACTCGCACAATGCCTTGGCGCCCCGGTTCGCGGCGATATCGAGCCGCAGCCGGCCAGCGTAGCGCCCGCCGCGCCGTTCCGGCTTGTCGCCCTTCTTGGGCGGGCGCTGGCGAACCTCGACGGCTGCGACCACGAGCGTCTTTTCGTCGGCATGGACGCCCTTGCCTTCGCCCCGGACCACCCCGCCGATGTACGTCTCGTCAATCTCGACGTGGTCGCGCCGGCCAAGGTTGCCGCCGATCATGTCGCGATCCGGCCGGACCATGCCGGCCCGCAGCTTGTGGAGGATTTGAAAGGCCGTCTCGTACCGGGACAGGCGAAGCTGCCGCTGGAACTGCACCGCCGACAGGCCGGGCGTCATGCTCGATACGAGGTAGGCGCCCCAAAACCATACGGCGAGCGGCGTGTGCGTGCGCTCCATGACGCTTGCGGCGGTCAAGGCCGCGTCCCGGCGGCAAGCCTTGCATCGCAGCACCCCCGGCCGATTTTCGAACCGGTAGGGCTCTCCTTTGACGTGGCACGCCGGGCACGCGAAGCCCTTGGGCCACTTGGCGCTTTCCAGCCATCGGGCGCAGGCCGCGTCGTTCGGAAAGAGCCGCTGGAACTGCGGCAGCGAACGCGGGAACGGCAGGTGTTCCCATTGGAGCACGTCGGCGTGCGGGGGCATGTTTCTACCGCCCCTTGCGCAAATCGTTCAACTTGGCGGTCGCGGCGGCTAGGTCGTCCCGCAGAACAGCACAATGGCCAACGTCCTCAGCGACCGCTAGATCATCCGCAAGCTCGCGGACTAGGCGTTCCTGATTCCCCACAAGCTGCTTCTGATTGCGGATCAAGCTGTGCTCAGCATAGCACTTCGGATCGCCGACCGTGCCACAGGTGGGGCATTCCGGGCAAATACAGTCGTCAACCGAAGCGCCGCATATGTCGCATGGCCCCTCGTCCTGATCGGGTGGTCCGCTGCATCCCGGCGGATATGACCAGCCGAAAACTGATCTTCTTGCCATGGCGATCACCACCCGAACTCGTCGCCGCGTTCCAAAATGCGGATGTTCGTGCAGCCGTTATCGCCAAGCAGCGAGCGGACAGCCTCATCCACCGTGGCAAATTCCTTACCCGAGCCGTAGGGCGAGGCCGTAGCCGAAAACCGGCCTTTCCATTCGTGAATCCGCACGACCTTCCGGTCGGCTCGATATTGCTCTGCAATATGGTCGGCAGAGACTACACAAAGCTGGTTCGCCATCTTCCTCTCCATCAGTGGGCAGGATCGCCCAATGACGAGACACTAGCACGGGTGGGTGTGGGTGTCAACCGGATAGGCATGCATCAAGACTGCCGCCTAAGCGGCCGTTTTCAGTTCATCTTCGATACGTCGGATGAACGTGCGAACGTCCTGCATCAGAAAGCCGAGCGCGTCTTCTGGCGTCTGACCTTCAGCGATGAATTGTTTGGCACCCTGGAACCAGGCGGTATACCCGCCGCCGCGATTGGGATTGATCTCTAACAGAGCGTCGCCAACCGCGTGCCCATCCAATGCAGTGCCCTTTTCGATCTGCCAGTGCCAGCCGAGATTTTCCCATACCTTCGGCTGCCACCCGTCGCCCATGCGAGCGGCGAGCGCAGCCGCATCGGTAACGGCGCGATCGTAGTCCACCCTTTTGCAGCGACCGCCGCAGCGCGGCGAACAATAGATGCCGCCGGGCTGAATTTTAGGGGTCCAATCACAGGCCATTCGTTGATCTCCTATCCGATCACTCACCGTCAGCGCCAACCATCAGGTAGATGATTTGATATGAGTGATGTCAGCGTACTTACTGTTCCTGAGTCCCGTGGCCCAGCAGATCGTGTGCGTGGTCGTGCCCAGCAGCTTGGTGTCGTGGACCCACTCTTGATTGTCTGATCGCTGGCGCAACGGCGCTCCACATTTGCATGAGGGGCAAATGATTGTGTAAAGTTCTTCCAGCGAGGCCGTGACGAACATCAAACGAACCCCTTATCCTTCGCGAGCCACTCGGGCATCGTCACGTCGACCAACCCTGCGTTCAAGGCATTCGGCGCCTGCTCTACTTGCGACTTTGGCAGCCACTTCGCGCTTGGACCCTGACCGTCGTCGGAAAACAAGATGGCGCGCTCGGTTTCGTGGTGCACCACACCGGTGATGTCGATGAGCTTCATGCCCCAACCCTCTCGATCAGCCGCTTGACTTGCGGGACGCGGAACGGAGTGCCGGCCCGACTCAGGTGCCCGCGCGCCCGCAACTCCTTGACGATCGCGTACGGGTGCTTGAACTCGCGCCGCATCTCCCGCACGCAATCGAGGATCGGGGCCTCGTCCGGGTTGGGCTCGACCACGGCCTCACGCCCGCGGCCCACGACCCTGTACCCAGTGGGGGCCTCGCCGCCCGCGTGCCCGCCGCGCTCTCGCTTGCCCCGCCGGCCGTCTCCGATGCGCTCGGCGATGCGGGTGCGCTCCAGCTCCGCCATGGCGGCCAGCAGGGTGAAGAAGAACTTGGCGATGCCGTTGCCGGTCACCGGCTCGGCCCCCATGTCGTACAGGATCAGGTCGATGCCGCGCGCCTTGAGGTCCTCGGCGTTGCCGAGCGCGTCGATCGCGGAGCGAAACATTCTATCTAGTTTCGCCGCCACGATGGTGTCGCCCGGCTGGGCCTCGTCCAGCATGCGCTTCCCGGCCGGGCGGTTCCTGAGCGGGATCGAGGCCGACACGCCCGGGTCGGTGTAGAGAGCCACGTCGAACTTGGCGAGGCCGCGCAGCATCGCGAGCCCGCGCACCACCTGCTCCTGCGACTCCAGGGAGGTGCGGCCGTCCTGGGCCTGCTCCTTAGAGCTGACGCGCAGATAGCCGAGGAGCATGATCACATTCTCCATTCGCTATAACAACGAACTTCTCTTCCGTCGATAATAGCGTGCCTTTCATATCGCATGACTCCGTTATGGTATTCAAGAAAGCGAACTTCATACCAACCTAGCCAGCACCAAATTTTATTGCCTGCGCAATCAGTTCCCACTAAAATCGGAACTAGCGCAAATCTTCGTTTCCACTCGTGTTTTACGCTAGTCTTAAAATACATGGCTTCGCTCCCATCCTGTAGTCACATGTAGTACGCTACTCGGCCGCTCGCGTCAAATGATTTCCACCCGCCTGTCGGCGGGCACGCAGGAAGTCCGCCACCAGCCCGATCCCCCGGTCCACGTCGATCGACGGCCGCCAGCCCGGCAGCAGGGCCTCCAGACGGTGGGTGTCGGCCACGCGCGAGAAGACCCCCTGGGGCTTGCTGGCGTCGTTCGCCACCTTGGGCGGGTGCTCCAGGACCATGCAGGCCCACTTGGCTAGCTGCCGGAACGAGAGCGCTTTGCCGGTCCCGATGTTGAGGGCCTCGCCCGGTTTTAGTTTGTTCATCGTGTCTAAGACGACTGTTACAACGTCCTCGATGTGGATGAAGTCGCGCTCCTGGTTGCCCGACCCCCACACAGTCACGGGGCTCTCGCCGTCCACCACTCGCTTGACGATGGACGGGAACGGGTAGGTCAGGTCCTGGTCCTCGCCGTAGCCGCCGAACGGGCGGTAGATCACCACGTCGAGACCGTGCCGCTCCACCGCCACCTTGGCGAGGCGCTCGCCGCTGAGCTTGCTCCACCCGTACGTCTGGTCGGGCATCCCGATCCGCATGCGGTTGAGGTCGACCAGGCCCTCGGATAATTTGCAGTGAGACTGCTCCTGCTGGAGGTCGACCGGGTAGACGGCCGATGACGAGAAGTAGACCACCTTCTGGTCTTTTCGACCGGTGCGGGCGAGCCAGCGGAAGAAGTCGCTGTCGATCGCGAGGTTCTGGGCGACAGCAAGCGGGTCGCCGTCGATGTTCTGCCGGCCGCCCACGACGGCGGCGCAGTGGATGACCAGGTCAAAATGATCGGCACGCTCACACTTAAAATAATCGCGCGTATTTTGAAATTCGGATTTGAATGAATATGGGCCTTGAGTGGGACAGAATGCCCAGCCGAGCGGTATTTGCCCGGCGTCCAGGTTGTCCACAGCAGTCACGTTCCAGCCGTTGTCGACGAGGCGGCGGACGAACCTGCGCCCCACGAACCCGCAGCCGCCGGTCACCAGTGCGCGCTTCATCGCCTCCCCCCGAACTGCTGCTTCTGCTGCGCGTCCAGCTCCTCGGCCACCAGCTTGATGCGCGCGGACACCGCGCCGAGGAACTGCCCCACGTCGGCGGTCGAGTCCAGCACCAGTATCTCGATCGTCTTCCGGTTCTGGTCCGGGAGCACCAGCACGCAGGCGCCCCCGAAGCCCGAGGCGGCGTTGTGGTCGATCCGGTCGGCCATCTGGCGGAACTTCTGGCTGACGGCCTGTTCGGGGCGCTGGATCAGGGGTTCGTTCATTTTTCGGGCCAGCCCATCAGTTTGTATTTGAAAAAATCGCCGATGCGTGCAGCCACCTCGCAGTTGGCTTTATCTACGCCGTAAGTCGTGACGTGCTCACCCTCACCAACCGCTCGGCCAATAATTATGACCTGCGAGTAGCCGAATCGCTTCGCGATCATTTTAGCCGAACTGATTGGGATCGACTTCATCTGATCTTCCTGAAGGCGTACTGCCCCTTGATGTCGCTGTTGAGCATCTGGCCGACGCTCGGGGCGCGGCTGAGCGCGATGGCGGTGCCCTCGTCGACCCCGTCGTACTCGTACACCGACCCGTTGGTGAACGTGACCGTCATGGTGCCGGGCTCCTCCCAGCCGACCTCGGACACGTTGGAGCTGAACACGCTTCGGGACCAGCCCATCATTACCTCCCGTGCTTGAGCACCCGCTGCTCGGGCCAGGCCGCTCCGACCGCCGCGACGGTCGAGAACAGCACGTTGACGTTCTTCCACATCGACACCAGCCGAGTATCGTCCGGGACCAGGGTGGGTAGGGCGCCGTCGTCGTGCAGGATGAACATATTATAGTGAAAATTACGCATGCGCTTGCGTAATTTTTCCTTGCTTGATCCCATCGCGACGAGGGCATCCTCGTTCATCTCGCAAGTGATATAAGGAACACCTCTGCGAAATCGACAATGATCTTCTAATAGTCCGGCCGCACCAATCATCACGCGTTCTTCTGCGCCTTCTACGTCAAGCTTAATCAACCGCGGTGTTCGCGGCATGCGTTGACGGCCCGTGTTGCAATAGTTGTCAAGAATCTCGGTCTTCACCACCACGCTGCCGGCCGCCTCGTGGTACTGAGCAAACGAGCAGGCGCCCGAGTCGTGCCCGTACCAGAACGGCATCTCGGTCTCGGTGCCCCACAGGGCGGTCGGGTGCACCTCGACGTTCTCGATCCCGTTGAGGGCGAGGTTGCGGTGCAGCTTGGCGAGGTTGACGGCGGCGGGCTCGAACGCCAGCACGCGGCCGGTGGGGCCAACCAGCCTTGACATGAGGCACGAGAAGAACCCCACGTTGGCGCCCGCGTCGACCGCCAGGTCGCCCGGCCGCAGCACCCGGAGCATGAGGTGGACGACCTCGGGCTCGCACCACGTGGTCCCGTTCGCCTGGAACTCGTTGACCATGGCGTCGTCGGCCCAGAAGCCGGGATCGTACGACATGTCGAACTCGACGGTGCGG